GTTATATAATCGTCATCTACGCTCTGTACAGTTCCCAATACAAAATCACCATTGTTTAAACAAAGCGCCACAAACGTATCCTTTTTTAAATCTATGTGCATTTTCCAAAAGTTGTCTGCTGGATCAACATTAAAAATATCAGTAAAGATTTTTCGCACAGCAATACAATTCTTTACCAAATAAAACGCAATTCCAACAATAACAGCAAATGCAATATAAACAACAAAAATCGGAAAATCAGTTTGATAATATTTAATTACTATACCATTTACCCAATCAACAATACATTTTATAATCGCGCCAATTATTACACCAACAACTGTATACGTTTGTAGTGGGTAACGTTTCATTGCAAGTGCGTCGTATACATATATACACGCAACTCCTGGCAGAAATATATTAAGAATTTCTTCAATCGTCATTATTACCCTTATCACCACCATTACTTTCATTCGATTTATTCATTTTTGCAAGAATATCATCAAAGACATTGTTTCCATTACCATCTCCGTTCTCGCAACTGTTTTTCCCTCTGCGATAAGTAGAAAATTCCACATCACGACTGTGCTTAATTTTTTTATCGTCTGACATGATACAACAACCTCCAAAATTTTATTCGGTAGTTCCATCATATCACAAGCATTCGACGAATACAATCATTTTTCTCATCATTGGCGGCGGACGAGAACACGCCTATAATTTTTATAACCTTCTCGTGGCTTTCCCACGATGTTCTGACTGTCTTTCCTCCCATCCTGCCTAAGCCGTAGAATAGGGCTACCCATACAGTCGATGAACCAGAAACCCAGAGGTCACACCCTCCATCTGTGCAGTAAGCTGCACGGGTCTCCGGCTGCTGATTAAGCATTGTTTACGCGACTTAGCACCGCCTGCATATAAACTGACATAAAATATTAAAAGCCCGCCGCCGTAAAGCAGTGGGCTTGTATTGTGTTCCGCAGCTGCCACACTGCGGTTATGTTTTTATGAAATCAATGTAAATTACTTATTATCGTGAGTTTTGTGTGACCACCACAATTTGTTACGATAAAATCGCACAAACTTAAAATATCCATGCCTATAACGATATCATACTTATCTGTCTTAAACGGGAACTCAACAATCTTGCCAACGGGCAAGTGAATATTATCTCCGATGGTGAGTGCAACCTCGTACATCGGACTATGATAAATGTGATTTGACATATCTCGCATATCTTTCTGTGCGATGGCACGGAGTCCCATTTCTCTTGCAAGCTTTGGAGATACAGATGTTTTATTGCATCCGGTGTCAATGAGCGCCTTTACTGTCCTTCTCTGATCATTTTTATATACTGTCACGTCAATAATCAGCTCCATGATAACACTATCATATTCATGTATAAAACGCTCCATTGTAAAATACTCCTCTGCGTTTTTTACCGGTCAGACAACAAAAATACCATATCACCGGCATCAATGTTTTGCTCTGCATGTTCAAATTCAGCTCCCCAAAAATTAGGGGTTGAATCCACTACCTTACAATGCGAAACAAGAATAATTTGATTGCAATAGTAGGCCAGCAACTCGTCAAAATGCAGCCTTACCCATATTGTATTTTTCCATGCTAAATATTTCTTTCTGATTTTCTTTATCATACCACAAAATTCCTTCCTTATCAATGTCCGTTTCTTGGCTGTGCTCGGACTTACAGCACGTTTAATATTTTATGTCAGTCTACATGCTGGCGGCTTTTATCTCAGCATATCGCATCCGTGTTGTTGTTTCAGCCTTTCGGCACCATCACATGGGATTACTCCCCTGTTTTGGTCACACGGCTCTTAGCCTTTTCCAGCAATTTGGGTATTTGTACACCAAGGTTGCATCCTACGCAGCTATTCCCGTTGCGTAAGCGGGCATATTTACACCGGCCTTGGTATTTGTCATAGATGCAACCGCAGACAAAGCTGTGGCAATCGTCGGCATCGCATCTCCCGCTTTAACTAATCCGTCCGCAAAATCAAGCGCGGCCGTTCCCATATCAATAAAACCTTTAACAACTCCACTATCAAGCACATCAGACGAGAAGGACTGAAATGTGGCTTGGAAGCGTTTAAGTTTACCCTCAATACTTTCCAATACACGCTCATTTTCCTTCATTGCACTCAGTATTTTCAGGGCGTTCATAACGCGCCCCAGCATTAACATATTTTACGGCTGATCAGGCCGCTATAATGCATCTCGTACTTTCATACGATGTTAAGACTATTTCTTCACCCTCTGTATTGCAGTAGGGGCATACCTTTTCCATTTAAGGGATTTTCACCCACGCCTTTATTTGCGCCGTACTCCTGTTGCGGTTTCCCGCCAAGGGATAGTCGTTGAACCTTTCACCGATGTAGGTGACTTGGCTGCATGAACACCCATTGTTACGATACTTAGGCTTTTAACCATATATCATCCTTGCGTTATTTCTGCTTTCGCCCCATCATAATGTCGTTACCGCATTATTGTGGTGCAAGGCTTTAGGGATTACCTGCAATTAAATATGTTCTTTACGCACATTTCTGTACATAGAGGCAGTTTTGTTTGCCACTAGAATTAAGCGATGTTTGCAGCACATCTTCTGCCTGAGATGCCTGCTTCAGCAATGCAGCAACACCATTTGCACGGTTTTTGCCAGCAATCAGTTCGAGAAGACTCGCCTGGTCAACATCCGACATACGGTCATACACCTTCGCAATACCCTGAATTATGTCGTATGTACTTTTGAAAGCACCCGAATCCGTAAGGATGTCGAAGCCACCAGACCCATCTACATTTGTAAGCGCAGCAATCTGTGCCCGCAATTTAGATGTACTCGTAGCAACTCCATCAGTTTCTTCTCCCATACTGGCGAGTTCAGTGCTCGCACCGCGCAGACGTAGAGCCAAAACTTTCAGGGTTGTGCCTGTAGTATCAGCCGATTGTAGTACACTGTTCATTGCCGTACCGAGTGCAATCGTCTGGTCAAGTGTATTACCAGCTGCTTCCATAGCTGAGGCCGATCTCTGCAAAATATTGCCCAGATCTCCGCTACTTACGGCGAAATTATTCGATACTTCGTTTAATTTGTCTACTAAGCCAATCGCATCGTCGGCCTGCAGATTAAACGCTTTCATCGTGCCAACGATATTGTCTGTTGCAGTGGTGAAGCTATCCAAATCATCGCCAACATTGTAGTAAACAGCGCTTACATCAGCAAGCGTTTTTGCATCATCAAGATTATATCCAAGGCGTGCATAGTCTGCCGTAGCATTGATAATATCACTTACTGTACTACCAACAGTTTTCGCTCTATCTCCGGCCTCACTCAGGAACTTACTGTATGCTCCGCTCGTCTCATCCGTAACCTTCTTCAGCTCGGTCATAGCACTGTCAATGTCCACAACATTCTGATACACCTGACGCAGTCCCTGCTGGAACGCATTGATCACCTGATTCGCCAGCTGGCTTTTGATGTTGACCTCAAACAGCTTCTTGAGCTTGACGCTCAGCTTGTCCGTCTCTAACCCGGCATCTTGAATATACTTCTTTAGTTCAGACCAATCCTTAGACATCTGGTTGGAATTTTCCTGCGTAAACATCTTACTCTTGATCTTCTCATCGTAAGTGTTGAAGAAGTCAACAAACCGAGTATACGCCTCAGTATTCGTAGAGATCTTGCTATTGTTGTTGAAGTACCGCTGCGCAGTGTACATCGTATTCTGCATACTCTTTTCGTATGTGTTGGTGTTACGAGTCTTTTTTGCTTCCGCATTAAATTCTCTGACAGAATGTGTTGCACTTCTTGCATTAGCGCTTAGCACTTTCATCAAATCGTCCAAGCTACTAATTGTGCTATTAACATTCGTGCCTACATACTCAAAATCTTTAAATGCACTATTTAATTCTTCATAATTGCGCACGCCAGTATTTTTTGAAACATCGTTTATTTGCACGAGTCGCTTGTATACAGCTTCATACATCGCCAAAACAGCCTTGACTTCATCAGTCTCAGGGGTGCTTTCTTGCAATGTTTGCATCTGCTTGCCGAGTGCTGTAATCTTGCCAGGCAACGCATCAAATGCTTTGTCAGAACTCCCTTTGGCTTTATTTACATTGCTCGAAAATGCCTGCAAGCTCTGATCCAGCTCATACATCGCATCGTCATACGCTTTAAGATTAGACGTAGACATATCAGCTTCAAAAGCTTCACGTGCCTTCTTCGCTGCTGCCCAAGCAGACTCCAAATTTGTCAAAGACTCCGGGTTCATAAGGCTTGCATACCCAGCATTTTGTGCTGTGGTATTCTTCTTCATGGCCGTATTATACCGGCGCTCAATATTATCAAACCCAGATAGTGCAGACCTCGCCTTCGTCAGCTTTTGTACAAGGTCGTTCAGGCTATCGCCGAGTGCTTTTACAGCCGCATCATACGCATCAACATTTTCTGATGAGAAATTCTTATTCAACGCCGTCCGCGCAGCATCAACGGCTTCAAGTTTTTTGGTATAATCTTCACTGGCCGTTTTGACGGATGTCACATCTGCGAACCGTCCGAAATCGACCCCAGCAAACCGTGTCTGTATGCTTGTTGCTGTATTATCAACAGCCTCAAACCGTTTCAGCAGTTTATCGCTCTCGCCAACAGTTGTGTTAATTGTGCTGTTCAGCTCATTCTGCGTAGATACAAGTGCTTGCAGTGCTTTGTTCGCTGCTTCATATTTTGTCGCGGTAGGATCGTTATTATATTCGCCTATCGCAGTATTAGCCGCAGTAATTTGCTGATTGAACTTCTGTTTGATGGCTTTAATAGCTTCGTCTCCGCCAAGACCCTTGTAATCCGTCTGGCTAAACTTGTCTTTGATGCCGGATAGAGCATTCTCCAGTGACTTCTTCATCGTAGTAGCTTCATCCGAAACCGTTTTCTCAGCCGAAAGCACATCTCCACACTGCTCCGTCAGGCGCGTAAGACCGCTCTGAATACCGGAAAAATCCAAAACGGAAATCTCTCGTCCGGTAAGCATGGTATTGAAATTCGATTTTAGGGCGTCGTAATCTTTCTGCAGCCGGTTCTTTGCACTGGTATCCTTAATCTTCCCAATGTTCAGTCTGATTTTCTCAAGCCCAGAACTCAAAGATGTGACAGTTTTTTCCGTAACCTTAAATCCATCTTTCAACTTGATATTCATAGCCTGCTGGATTTTGTTTGCAGACTCACGTACCGCATTCGAGGATTTTTCAAGTTTGTCAATTAGACCGCTGTCATCATTGACCTTTAAATTCAGTTTAAGTGTCTTCCCAATCCTGTTAAGCTCTTTCTGAATATCTGATGCATCAAGCTTCAATTTTGACGAAAGCTCAATATCCTTGCCATCTAAGTTCGATGCAATAGAATTGAGGTCTACAGTATTATTTAATTTGACATTTACACCAACATCAACAGTTGTGCCAAGTGTCGCAATCTTATTCTTAATGTCTCCAATGTTTGCTAAAGAAATCTTAACAGGGATAGGTGCAACTCCATTTCCAGCGGTCTTTAACTTATTTGATAGATCGCTTACATCCGGTTCAACCTTTACCTTAATACTTAAATCTTCTGCCATACTATACCTCCTATGGCCCTCGGCCTTTCTCTTCAACAGTTATTTATAGCTAACCGCTCAAGACAAAGGCCGAAGCCTCTGCCCAAACAAATCATTCAGGAAACTGTTTCTTTATAGCTTTTTTTATTTTTGCATTTGCTCGGCTATTTGACCGTGCCACTTCTTCTTTCGCATTTGTAACAAACGGCCGTGGCTTACGCCAATTTGTATAGCGGGATCCCCACGGGTCAGCAATGCCCTTACCATATCCTTCCAACAATTTTGCAAATTCAGTCTGGCTGGCTCGGCTGGCTGTATACCCAGGCACACGTGGCCCTTCCAACGGTGCAACATCCTTAACAGTCAAAACATGGTCACGCACGGTACTTTTGATGTTAGCCTCATCATCAATACCGCCACTGCCGCGCCGTTCATACATTACCGGTTCATAAGCACCAAGCACATCATTTTGCACATGCTTTTTCATGGTGTCCTCAACAACCTGTTTGACCTCACCTTCCAGTGCAATATTGATACGCCGCTGCATTTCTTTTTGTAATGCTGCAATCGAATTTGCGGTTTTCGCCACCCGCAATCACTCCTTCTTCGCAATATTCAGAACCACAGGTTTATGCTGCGAATGATTGATTCTATCCTCAGTCTCAGCATCTGTTTTTGGCTTCCAGTCGCCAGTTCGCTCCGGTTCTTTCCCCGTCAACCCTGCCTTCTTGGCAATCTCCACCAGCATATCCGGGTCGCTCAAGCTCTTGATGCCACTGGCAATCTCCTCAAACGCCTCAGCCACACGGTCCAGCGGGTCAGGGTGTGCCACATTGCGGTAAACAACCATATACTCCTCGCGGCGGTTCTTGATCTCTTCCTGACAAGCCTCATACAGGCCAGCGGTGACCTCGGCAATGTCAGGGTCCTCCACCAGCTCAATGCCAGCACGATCATACACAAAATCGCAGATGCTATCCTGATCGTCGCCGATCTTCTCCCACGCCTCCGGTGCAAAATACTTTACAACGCCAGCACGCCATGCATAATCAAACAGTGCCGGAACATGGCGGTTCTCCACCTCACAGCTGGCCACAACAAAATTCACAAAGTCCACGCGCTCCTGCACGGTGATATTCTTCTTGATTTCCATATAACAAACTCCCTTCAATCAGCACTCTTTCCAGTGCTTTCCGCTTTTCTTGACCCAGAGCAAATTCTCCTCCGGGTACTTATACAAAAACATTTTGCGTTTCAGTTTAGCCTCCGGTGTTGCCATGCCCTTAACATCAATCACTTTGCTGCGCCCATCCTTATAAATAAGGTAGAAATCGCACACATAAGTAATTGCCCGCACAGCTTTTCCATCGTGCCGGAACCCTGGCTGCAACACAAACGACTTTTGCAGCTCATACTGCACTATCCCCCCCGCCGTAGCCAGCGGCAGCACAACATCCCGGTAATATTCCATCTCTGCCTTAGAGTCGAACACGATACCATCGTAAGTTCGGTCCTCCCGGGCAGACACATGATACTTAGACCACACCGAGAATGACCTTCCCGTCAACGATCATGAAGTCGATAGGATCGCCGACATTGTAGTTCAGCCCCTCATCTGGGATCTGATAGCCTCGGCCTTCATACTCAAAACCAAGCGCTCCGGTATGCTCGTTGTGGTACACGACTACACCACACTTCATTTCGGGCAGTCTCACAACCGGGGCGTTGACCGGTTCGGCATCAAAACTATCGACGGCAACAGGCTCAATCTTAGCCTTCTTGCTTTTGCGTTTGGGTACTGCCACAGCAGCAGCCTCAGCCGCCGCGGCCTCAACAAACTTTACTTCGTCCATTCTTCTCATCTCCAAATCTAAAAATAAACAAGGGAGCCTTTCAGCTCCCCTGCTTATATTCGGGTTTCTTAAACGGTCAAGGAATTACTCCTCGCCGGTGCCGTCCTCAAAGGTCATATCGTAGATTTCACCATCCTGGTTGGCATAGCAGTCAAAGGTGATGGACACAGTGGTCGGATCGCCAGTGTTCTGGAACGCCAGATTGAAGGTGGCCTGCGGCTGTGCCTTGTAGTAGGCCAGATCACACATGACCTCCTCCTCGTCCTCGGTCTTGAAAGGCATCTCGCCACGGATCTCGAAAGCCTTGGGGAAGGTGTCAGCATCGAACTTAACGCTCTGGACACCTTTGGCCTTCTCCAGGTAGTAGTAAGCAATGTAGTTCTTGTTCTCGGTAATGCCGGTAGCAGTAACCTTCTTCTCGGTAACATTGATATCAGAGATCGGAGTGCCGCAGTCATCGCCAGCAGCAAAAACCTGGACAGTGCCGGTCTTCGGGGTCTCAGACAGCGTAATGCCATCGGTGGTAGCAGTCAGCTCTTCACGCTTCAGCACGGTAGCAGTCTTGGCAATGTCCTTACCGGACAGCAGAGCAAACAGCTTGACAGGCATGATCTGGGTATCGATCTGCAGCGTGCCGGTGCGCTCGCCGTCAAAGCCAACGCGGTTCGGGGCACCCCAGCCGCCCTTGGCATACACACGGTTTGCCTGGAAGTTGGTGGTAGAAACATTGGCAAAATCAATTTTCATAAAGGGGACTTTAGTCTTATAGTCCAGCAGAACAAGGTTCATGACCTCACGGTTTGCCATATTAGGATTCATCTTAGCCATAATAGTAGCCTCCTGTTTAATTTGTTTGTCTTTATCCATCACGACATCTTCTTAAACCAGCTGTCTACCTGGTGGTCCTTCCCACCCCACACGCTGTAGTTAAAATCAGAAATGTCGTTGACTTGTTTGATTCGTTGGCGGTTAAAAGTGTCATGCACCTGGTACACCGTCAAATCCCAGATGTTAGCCATATTCAAACTGTCGTGATACGTCGCCAAAGCCGAAATAATATTCGCAAGCTCATAGTCCGGGTCAGCTTTCTTGCCGCCACGCTGGTTTTTTTCGTACTCCGCTTTCTTACGGTAGAACTCTTCAAACTTTTTGCGCGTTCTCTCGTCCTTGTACTTGTGTTCTTTCTTTTCTTTCGGCGGGTCTATGTAAGCACATTGCAAACAAACATCACATACCAGCGTCCAGTTTTTGGCGTTTATAACACCATCCACTGTAAAAGCCCTGGCCTCATCCTTTGCCGGATTCACAAGAAAACACTGGTGCGTTGGCTCATACTCCACTGGCTCTGAAATAAAAAAGCCCAGAGCCGAGATCACATCGGTTCTGGTTCCTTCTTCCAATGTCAGCAGGGTAAAAATGTCCAACTGGTCAATTTCTTCTGGCGTGATATTTGGAATTTCCTGCCCGCCGTGTTTCAGCAGCAATTTCAAGCGCTCTACAAAATCCTTTGGTGTCATCAACAACAGTGACAATGCGTATTGGTAAGTGTTATACCCCTTTATGCAGATGTCTTTAAGGTGCGGAGAATGGATACGCCCAACCGTTTCCACCTGGAACCCGATTGGGTTCAAAAGCTCAAAGTATGGTACTTTCATTTGCCATTCCTCCGGTTAAAATCCACAGCCTCATAGCAAATGCAGCGTCCGTAATATTTGTTGTTTGGCTTGTAAACTTCATCACTGACAAGGTTCAGCTTACCAATGCCAAAATCTTTACTTCCGTTCAACAGCTTATCAACGTCGGCAGCCAGTATATCCACTCTGGTGCCAACCGTCCCTTCTCGTTTATAGCTCTGCATAATTTTTTTGTGGCAATACGCAAATATGTACAGGTACACCCTGTATGCAGTTGTTGTGGGCACTTTTGCAACCACTGTTTCCATACACAGGTACGTATCAGTTGTTTCGTTAGTGTCGTCAACATACTCGTACTCAAAAATATGGCCGCAAGAGTCCGGATCGTTGCCTAACAGCATTTCATCGGTATCAGCATCCTCATCCACAGGACCAAGTAACACGTCGAGAATATCGGGATCATTTGCAAAAACCGACGCTACTTTGTGCTTGTACGCACCAAGTTCGTTCAAATTCATGCATCCACCACCTTTATTACCACGCTGTCCTGGCTGTTTCCGTCAGGTGCTTGCACCGTAAGTGTAACCGTGTGCCCATTCAAAGTCTTATCATTAACAGCCGAAACACGGCAGCTGTCTCCATCCACGCGGTTCCACATCGTCGAATTGGCAAAATATACCTTTTCATTCAACATGCTCTCGTCGGGCTGAATGGTCCAAACACATCCGGCATAAGGCTTTCCGTCGCGTGTCGCGTGGAACACCTTGCCGCGCCCACAAATGCGCACTTTTGCATCCCCTGTGTATTTGATAGCCACATCGCCCGTGTCCGGTGCTTTTTTCGGCTCATCATAGTCACAAAGCATCTTGTCGCCATTATCTGTGTCTGGGTTGTACTGGTCTTGTTCAAGGTTCAGTACCAAGAAACCAGTCTGCTGATTGTCGCGGTCATAGCGCTCCGTCATACCATCCACACAGGTAATACGGTATGTCTTTGGCTGACCGTTGATTTCTTCCAGCATAAGCCGCTTATCTACGTCCAGAAGCGCAGATTCCTCATCGTAGGGTATCTTCACCTGGAACTCACGGCTGGAAAGTGTCATCAGCTTATTCTCAGAAAGGTTCGAGAAATACGGCTTATCCACAACGGCCCAGCGGGTCACGATCTCGCCGGTCTCATCATCCTGCCACTGAATACTGCGGTTACACAGCTCAATTTTTCCGCGCACCGTAATCTCATCGTCAGCATCGCGCTCCGTAATCAGCCAATGGCTCTTACTCCACAGCATAATGTGCCCGATCTCAAAATCATCACCCGGCATGGTCCTAATGACCTTCTGATTCGTTACCGTGCTGGAGATAATCTCCATATGGTGCTTGATTCCGTCGATCTCTACCTCTTTGTATGCTGGCGAGTCTGGCCCCATTTTGAGCGTGTCGTGCTTTGATTTTTGAATAATACGATCGCGGCGGCTCGTACCGGGTCTGCCCAACATGGCGGCATACATGTCATAGTTCATGTGTACCACCTCACTGTGTCAGTCCGGCAATCTCACCGTTTCTAAAGGAATACAGGTTGATCTCGCCGCGCAGGCGGTGCTCTGTCGTAGTCATCAAATCTGTCATTTTCTCCAGCAGGTTCGCCGGGCTGTATAAGCTAAAATCCTTGGTATTCAAAGCATTCTGCAAAGCATCCGTGTTGTACACAAACGGCTCCACGAAATGAAGTACCATTCCCAGCGCCAAAATATCTTTCTCGCGATTTGTCAGCGTGATATTAAACGCCAGGATATCGTCTTCCCTATCCGTTAAGTCCTGCTTGCAAATTTCCTCAAAATCGCCAATCGCCAGCGTCAGCAAATCTTTCTGGTATTCCAACCGTGTGATTGCGTCAAAGTCCAAGAATTCGTAGTTGCGAACCCGGGCACGATAACGCTCAAAAATTTCCTCGTATTTGGTGCCCATAGGTCACACCTCCGTTACTTGATGGTCGTCACTTCCACGGTTTTCTTGGCGGGCTTTTTGGTGTCGAGCTGCACCTCTTCCTCAAGGTCGCAGTTCAAAACCTCGTTCAGCGCCTTGATGACATTGCGGCTGTCAATCTTGTCCGCCTTGATAAGTTCTTTTGCTCTCATGCGGATAGAATCTTTCATGCCGTCGCTCATTTTTGCCACGTCACTGCGGATTTTTGCAGCATCCCAGCTGAACACATCATCAAAGTTTTCTGTCGTGAGGGCATTGCGGTAATGCTGTGCGACACCCAGCGCCTTCAGGACCTCTGCATCCTCGATCAGGATCCAGTTGTCGCGGAAGAAACGAGGCTGTGAACCACGCATGGCAACCAGCTCACCGTACTCGATCTCCTGAACCTCGCCAAATTCCTCCCACTCGATCATATATCCTGCCGTGCGGCTGGAAATATAAATCAGGGGACCATGTACGCCGTTTTTGCATTCGACCATAGTGCTATTCGTAATCTTTTTAACTGCCAAAACAATACCTCCAAACATTCACATTAAAAATTCCGGCCAGTTACCCAGCCGGTTTATATCAGATCCTCTATCTATCAAGAGAACTTATAAGCGCCAAAGTCACGATCCATGATAATGCCAATGCCGGTGCGCTTCATCAGCAGGAACTCCTGGCTCAGGTCGGCATTCTTCATCGGATCGCCCTGCAGCATGGTAACGCTGCCCTCAGTAACACGCTTGATGGGCTTGGTGTCGCCAGCAACAACATACAGGGTGTCGTCAGGCAGGATGAACTTGGTAGAGCCGATCTCGTGACGCTGCTTCATAGAAATCAGCGGGGTGCCAGCCAGCTTTCCAGCATAGCCCATAGCATACAGGCTCTCCTTGCGGCTATCAGAACCATCAATGTCAGGGATCTTGCGCAGCGCCTTCTTGGTGCCGATAATCATAGCGGACTCACCGGTAGAAGCCTCAACATGCTCGACCAGATCCAGCAGCTTGTCAGCATCCATCGTGCCGGTCTGCATGTACGGGGCCTGCAGGCCAGTAACCATGCTGCCGAAAGCGGCATAAGCACCGTCCAGGTCATGGCGGGTAAAGCTCTGAGAGCACAGACGGATCAGGTCATTGAAGTCAACACGGCCAGCCAGTACGCGGTTGATTTCCTCGAAAACCTTGATAGCCTGCAGCTGGGTGGCGATCATGACATCAGAACCACTCTCAAGGCGCTGACGGCGAATGCCTTGCGTACCCTCGGCAACGTCAGCAACGGTCAGCAGGCAATCCTTCTTCGTGTGGAAGATATTGCTGTCGCCCAGTGCCAGATTGCGATCCTCAATAAACTTGGTGAAGAACTCGTCGCCCTTCAGGCCCTCCTCGCTGACCTTCTCAACGACGACCTCGATGATGCTGAACAGGTTGCTGCACTTGCCATCGCGAATTGCCTTCAGGTCGATGGTGGAATTGCCGTTGTTGGCCTCCAGCAGAGCCTTGCGCAGAACTTCCTGGCTGTCAGCAACGCTGTATTCCTTGCCCAGTCGGCCAAAATAGCTATCGACTGCAAGGTTGATGAGCTTGTTATCAATCTCCATAGTAAAACCCTCCTAAATGGAAAGCGCCGCCCAAACAAAATGGACGGCGCGTAAATGTCATGTATTAGTTATTCCTAACCCGTGATTAGAAAGAAACACGGATCTCGAAATACTCGTAGGCACCGTTGCCCCAGCCAGTCTTCTCGACGCTCTCGATCTTACCAAAGGTCTTGTCGTCAGCAGCCTCCTGAACGGCAATCTTGGTAGAATCAGCGGCGAAGCCAACAAACTTGCCCTTCTCAGGAGCCTTGTCGAAAGCCTCAGCAGTAGCGCTGAAATCGTCGCCGTTGTGCAGCACATAGCCGCGGCAGGGCTTGCCAGCCTCATTGACCCACTCAGTCAGATAGTGGGTGCGGGTCTCATCATAGAACAGCTCCTCGCTGGCAATCAGGACCAGATCCTTCGGCTTGGACTCAGCAGTGGGGGCAGTTGCCTTATAGACCTCACGACCCTCGCGCTCGCCCAGAACAACCAGCTGCGCATTGTCGATCGCAACAGGGTTGTCATTCTTGTAAACCTTGACACTCTTCAGCAGAGAGCCATCAGTAGTGCCGGACATAAGATCCAGACGCACAACAGCATGCTTTTCATTAGCCATAGTTAAATTCCTCCGTTTATCGTATTATTTGTAGCGTTCAAACAGGTCACCGTATTTGTCCGAGACGGACTGCATCTGGACCCCCCTCACGCCAAAGCGTGCTTTTTCGATCTCACCCTTTTTCTCCTTGGGTGCAACATAACTGAACTCGGCAGTAGCCTTCTTACCCAGCAGCTTGTAGCATTCATCCTGCAGGGCAGTAAACTCCATATCCTCATTCTTCTTCAGCTCGGCGTACTCATCGACACCGTCCAGCTGCTTGTCCATAATGGCAAACAGCTTTTCGCGCTTCTCGTTCTCCTCAGCCTTCTTAGCCTTGGCCTCAGCAGCAACATAAGCATCATACTTGGGCTGCATCTCGTCGTACTGTGTCTTGATTTCGGTATACTGATCTGCGCTCTTTTTGGCCTCTCCCTTTGCGGCATCGATCTTTTCGCACAGTGCCTCATACAGGATAGGCAGCTCAGGCTCGGCAGTGCCATCCTCCCAGTCCACGTACACGACCTTCACGCGCTTTTTGCCTTCAAAGTCAACCTTGACATTGTCGCCTTCCATGGCAAACGGCAGCGCATAAGTCTTCCAGTCCTGCGTATCAATCACGATCGCACGATTCTCCTGCACGTCCTGCAGCCAGTAGCGTCTGCACTCATCGCCCCAGCGGTCAATGTACTTCTCGCCGGAAACAGCGTCGCTAATTTCCTGCATGCGCTGGTTGTCCGTCAGGGTAAACTGTTCCGCAGGTTCCTGTGCAGGCGCGGCTTCAGGCTCGTTTTTCGGTTCTGCTGCAGCCGCAGACATCTCCTTGCACTTCTCTTCCAGCTCCTCAATGGTAATTTCCTCCAAAGAGAAATCCAGCGTAGAAGCATCGATGCCGTAGGATGCAAGAATCTCATTTTTCTTCTCCAAAACACCTTCTCCTTTCGCAAAGTTATCTATCTCAGCCTCCTTGGAGGATTGAGAACATTGTAGTGCTGTGTATTCGTCCAGCTTTTCTTTGATCTGGCTTGCCAGCGTAGCAGCGCTGAAATTTGCCACTACATCGCTGCCGACCATCGCCGGTTTAATGCGTGGATCAGTCGTAGACAGAATGCAGCAACCATCAAATGCAAAATTTTTCACGACATAATAGCCGCGGTCATCTACATCTCCCTCCAGCGCCGTAATCTCCATGCTCTGCGCCTTTACGCCATCACGCTCAAAGATCTCACAGGAATCATCGAACTTGGTCCACAGCAGACCATCTACACGCAGATAATCACGCATCGTTCCTGTTCCGTCATCCCGGCTCACCCACCGGGCATTACAACTCTCCGGAATCACGCCATAGGCGCTGCCGGAGTACACATATTGAATGCCGTCCTCGTCAATTTTCAGCTCGTGCTCGTGCCCCTTAAAATCAAGGTCGCCTGCCTTGCTTTCCTCAATATATCCAAGAATCGGCGTGTTTTTAATGCTTTCCAGTGCCGTGTCCACCACCTCTTTTGAGAAAGTGGAACCATTCAGGTTGTCGCCGGTGTGCAAAACATCAATCGTTACATTGATAAATCGCGTATCTTTACCGTTGACTTCTCCTGTTTTCTCAAAGGTGACAGGCAGGCGATTCAATAGATTTCCCATATCGCACACCCCGCAAATCAAAAAGATGCCCGCGACAAGCACAGGCAATCAGTAGTAGTTTCGTTTTTGCTTTTCTTTTACATATTCCTTCAGCGCGGCAATTTCCTCGTCAGATAAAGCATACACATACACGGTGTGCCCGCTGCAATCCTTTTCCTTGCGCAGCAGCACGGCTTTGCTCAGGCTCAGATGAACCGCCAGTTCACGCCCGCGTATCTTTACCTCTTTCATATATCATCACCCCGCAGAATTTGCATTGCTGTCATGCTCAGCCGTAACCTCGCCTGCATCGCTCAGGTCTTTGCCCTTGCTGGCATTTGTGGGTCTGCCGCCCTCATCATCAGAGTCTTTGCCCTGTGTGTTAGAGCTTTTAAGCGGAATTTCCAGCTTATCAAGGCCAAGCATTTCATTCTCAAGGTACAGCATGTTTTCCATATCACTGGGGCTGTAACCATTGGTGGCCATAATAGCACTGCGCACCGGTAAGCCATACTGACCGTCCTTCACGAACTGGTCATGCATCTCCTGCCGGTTAAAATATGTAACATCCAAAATATTCACTTTGAACTTATATGCCGTCGAAACACTCTTTAATTTGCGGTTGATCCAACGCTCAATTTGGCGCATCACCGTAAATACAATCATCTGGTCGTTGATAGTTGACCATTTGACCGATGTAGCCGAGTCTTTATCACCGCCGCCAAACAAAATACTGTTGACACCGGCCTGTGTCCACATGGACGCCTCAGCCTTTTCTACATCATCGCTGCCACTCACAGCGCCGCTCTTTTCAAAATTCCAGCTGGAAACCTTCATGGGTGACATAAACGCACCAATATTTTCCGGCAGAACATTACACAGCATGTCGTAGAAGTCCCTGCACAGGTCATAATCGATCAGGAATGTGCCATCATCGCCGGTTGGTATCTCCAGGGCCAGAGCCTTGTAATTGTTGACCTCGCTTGCATTTTTGCTGATAGCGCGGTAGTCCTCAATATCTGCCAATGCGCTGAACAGGCTCACAAACGGCGGGATTGGAATATGCGTCTGCTCGTTAATTTTGATACAAACGGTGTTGTCACTGCTCAATTCCTGCCATTTCAAGCTGGAATCTTTTACGTATGCATTGTACATCGTCGTGAATTCCGGCGGGAAATTCGGCAGCCGTTCACTGTTCGCATCAAAATAACTAAAGTTAAAGGCAAAATTATACACGCCGTCCTCAATGCTGGAAATCTTGCAGTAGTCCGGATCCAGTTGCTGGAATGTATAGCTGTCATTCGTTTCCCACGCATAACCGTAGTACACATCATCACGAAATGCCACCGTCAGCGCTCGCGTAAACTCGTGTCGGATATTCATTTTCTCCAGCTCATTGATGACTGCATAGTACCCCTTCTTGAACTTGTTCAGGTTTACGCTCTTAGTCCTGTCAACGCCATACGGCACAACAATATAGCTAAATGTAGACATACTCGCAAAATACTGGATGAGTCTGCGGTAATAGTTCGATATATTATAAAGGTACTGGCTCATCTGGCGTAGCTGCGTTTCGTAGTTCGCCGGGTTGCCAAGATAAGTCACGATCTGGGATTTTGTGTACTTACGGTACGTAGGTGCGTAATCCTTGTTGTTTTCAAGGTCTCGGACTTTGATTTGTGAAATATTTGCATAGCGGAGCTTGTCCATAAACTCCGTCATAGATACATAGTCGCGCTTGCCATCCGGGGTCATCACGGCCACTTTTTTCTGCGTTGAATCAATAGTCAAATGTACCCCTCCTTCTGGCAGGTGCCCTAAAGTTTATTTCGATTTTCTTTGTCTTAGCGTAATTCTTTACCATGCTGCGCTCAACCTGCATTGCTATGTAGTAGTTGTAACTAACCGAACTGTAACGGTCCTTGCGTGCGCCTGGCTTTTCATGTACACGGATCAGGTTGTTGGTCGCCTCATAATCAAGGTTGACCAACTCGTTGACCATCAGCCCTGTATTGATAAACGGCAGTTGTAAAGCAGTACGCTCTGTCGGTGTCATCTTGTCATAGCCCTTGAACTGCGCACGCAGCAGTTCCTCGCAATCGTATTCGGAATCAAGGAACCGGATACGCCCCTGCTGAATACCGCTTCGCAGTGCAATCGTCACATCGTTGTTGAACTGTGCGCTGCCCATAATGGCCCAAATTACCTTGGGCGCGGTCTTATCTGGGCATCTGTCCTGGAAATCAGCGTTATTGCAGCAGTTCAGTGGCGGGAATATCTCTCCGCTCTCTGGGGCATAACACTCATGCATCAGTAAGTCCATAATGGGGGCACCAAGGCCCTTGGCGTCAATACCGATATAGTCGCAGTCAAACCATTTAAAATAGCGGCGCAGTTTTAACACAAGGTCCTGTGTGATGATACCTTCACAGTTTTCCGTATATACCATGTTGCTGGTATATCGTCCACTGTTGCTCGGTATCATGTTGTTTAAGAAAATACTCGTTGCGTCGTTATCGCTGTGTTTAGAACTCATCAGAGCAATATCTACCGTCAAAATACGCTTCTCCCCAGGCTTCTTCTTGGGCGGTTCAATAGATCTGCCTGCCAAAATAGTGCCCGGTGCATAAAATGCTTGCTTCAGATTGCGTACTTTATTGATATCTTCAAAGCTGAACAGCCCGCCATCGGTCACGCCGATAAACATGGCTTCCATCTCCATACGGAACTTAATGTCGCTGAACGAAGATTCTGACATCTCATCCTCAACCTGCTCCAACGACAGCATACCCTCTTTTACAGGCATCTGATACGGGAACCGGAAGCAGAAATATTTTTTGTCTGTGGCGTACATATTATAGAAATAGTCCTGGCACAGCTGCCATGACCAGTGAGATTGAAACCAGCTCGAACTCAGGTACATTTCAATCGGCCTCTCAATAAGGTGCTTATATTGCTTTTTCTTCAAATATCCAGGCTGGCGTGCAACAGTAAGAAAACGACGCAGAACCAAGTCGATGACATCTTTGTCGATCATACGGAACTCGTCGCATACAAGCAATGTTGCACGGTAGCCACGCGAGTTTTCACTTGCCGTGGCAACCTGTATATAGCTTCCATTTCTGAACTCTATCTCTGCTTTACTTTGATTGATAACAACAGCTTTTATCTCGCTTCGTAGCAGGCTGGAGTTTGGCATCAATTCTTTTTCTATTTTCTCCAGTACCTGTACAGCCTGCGATCTGGTTTTTGCACACACAACAACCTTCGTTTTTGGGTACAAGATACATTTATAGACGATAAAAACCGCTGTTAAGAAAGTCTTGCCTAGCACATTGTTATCCTACCGGCTTTTTATCCGATAGTTCTTATGGTTTCCCATAAGGTCAGCATACATTTTCATCCATGCAGGATGTCGGACACTCGTGGGCAGATTATATTCTATCTATAATAGGTTCACTGCCTATGCGTTACAATGCTGTACTTTATTAAATGTACAGTTATCTCGGTATCAGCATTATCAGCCTTCACCGATTTTGCCCGATGCACTCAAGCGGATTCCTCCGCCTGTGGGCCAAATTGACCTCGACTTCCAATAAAGCAAAAATTCGTAGCCAAGTTCATCATGTACAAAAGCACAATCTGAAATGGGTGTAGGTTTAAATTCAAATAATCCTTGCAGAATCGGTGCGGGTTTGCTCTGTAAAAAGAGCACCACTTCGCCACAGCGTTCATGATTCGCGTAGCCTTGTCATTTGCAACTTCTTCTGCAGTTCTTTTCTGAGCCATAACATACCACCTCACTTTGCAGCTTCGGCGGCCTCATCAGGCTCATCATCGTTCATGTAATACTCAGGCTTATGCGCGGTATACCGCTCCATTTCAGCGTCATATTCCTCTTTATAAGGGTTCTTCAGCTTAAACAGTTCGCACAAGGTGCCAAGCACCCAAACACGGAAATAGTGTCCTATACCGTCCACGTCCTTCCACGCTGGGTCAGGCTCCGGAATCGGATCTGTCCTCTCCCATTTTTCAATCAGCGTACCAAAGGTGTTTGCCTCGGCCAGCGCGTTGTCATTTGTCTGGTTGGGCTTGATATTGGCTGAACCAAGCAAACTCTGCAGGTTGTCATTGGCCGTTTTAATGTCCTTGACATCGCCACTCTTGGCTGCACGCTCACAGGCAAGCTCACCAATGCAGATATTCTTGAACAGCACCTCCTGCGCTTTTGTCTTGCACTCGTACCGCGTTGTCCAATCTTTGTACTCTCTATCCAGGAACAAATACTCCTGGTCCTTCATGGATGTTCCCCAAAAATCAAGCATACGCTGGCTGACACGCCCCTTGGCATCTACGGCTTGGGAGTTATCATCAACCTCATTGATGATGCGGCCATTAACTTCTTCCAGGTAATCGTCAAAGGTCTTGTTACGATACTGTACAATGTTCAGCTGCTTGACCCATGCAGCCATGCGGGTAAGATTCGCTGCACGATTTGCCGTAGATCTGAAAATTTTGTCGTTGTAATACATATCAAACCGCATACAAACGCGCTTTGCAGCATCCTCTTCATTGCCAAGCGTTTTGCAATAATGGTCGTACAACTTATCAACACAATTCTTGCAGCTCGGCATAAAGTGATTATTCCCTGCCCACAGCTGACTTTGGCTCGGATAAAAGTTATCCTTTTGGCGTGTAAATTTCTTATGACACGTCACACAGAAAAACACTTCCGGCTGGTCCTCCTCCGCCATAATACGCTGGATCCGCGCCTGCGCCTCTGCGTGCTCTCGTAAAATCGTCGCTTTATTTTTAGCGCCTTTGGGTCGTCCCATTACGGATCACCCACCTTGTTTTCTGTTGGGTTACCGTCCTCGTCAAAATCAGCAAACTGATTACGACCGCCGTTACTCCAATAGTTCACAATCGCCAGCAGCTTCGGTGTCCGCTTAAACACACAAAACGGTGCGCCGGTAATATCGTTCACCTCGCGCTTCTCGTAGCTAAGTCCATACGCCTTCAAAAAGTTTGTCAGGCGGCTGGAATAGCTGCAAAAAAACTCGGGCTGTTTCTTAACAGTCACCTCCAAAAACTCACTTCCCTTCCCTTAAAATTCGCCAGCTGGGTTAGTCCAGCTTTACATCATAGGCGCAGTCCAGCCCTAGGTCATTGACGACCAAAACTGTCTGCTCCGGTTTATTCTTCAATCGCTTATCCATACAATAATTGTCAGGGCCATCCACGCAACCGCTCTCGTAGACCTTCGTGTCGTACACGGTAGTCAGGCCATTGGTATGTCTGTGTCCCATCAAAACGATGTCGGGCTTCATGCCAGTCATCATGGTCAGGCTGTTCACTACTCCTGCAGGAGTATCCTTGTCTCCATGCACAGCAAACACATTCGCACCGCGAACAGCAAAGCGAACCATCGACTCGTCAAGATCTGTATCATAGACATGGATGTTGTTAATCTGCGCACATTTTGCCTGCAGATAATAAGTCACAAGCTGATCCAGATACTCGCCGTGCTCGTTGTCTTCCTTGTTGGGGAACACCCGGCTGTGGTTGCCCGGCACGCTGTAGACATCTACACTTAAAAAGAGTTTCGACATCTCCGTCACGAACCAGCTCACAGCCTCACTGGCGCTGATAACCTGATCGATCACATTTTCGTTATTTTCCAGACGGCTGTTTACATGGATCGCCCCGTTCACAAGGTCACCGCCAAGCACAACATAGCACTTTTTAGCATTGTGCCGCCGCCAGATCTCTGCAATCTTCCCTGCATACTTGCGCAGGCGGTACATCATGACATCGCCGTTGTAACGGTTGCAGTAATTGTCAATGTGCAGCCCTGCGTGCAAATCCGTCAGGTGGACTATCAGGTCACAGTCGCCCTGTCCTACACACTGCAGCACATCCACATGCGCATAATCCATCGGGTCATAAGACTCAACGCGGCGCTCGATCAGCTCACGCATACTCTCACCACGCGCTTTTGCACGAAGCAGCCGACTGACCTCGTTGCGCTCATCACGCATCTTAACCCGCGCCTTTTCCAACTCCCGTCGTTCTGACTGGAGTTCGTCGATCATGGCCTGTGTATCACCGTTCTCAATATCGCTCACCTGCTGCAGATCCTGATATGCTTTCCACGTCTTGCGGTAAGCGCACTCGCCCTTATCCCAGCCAAGCGTTGTGTTGATAATATTTGCAACATCAGTCCATGTACCAATTTCATCCTTGCTGCGGCAAACACGGTACACATACTGCGCGTCCGTCTCACCGCTCAATTTCGGCCAATCGTTCATGCAACCACCTCGTCACCCAAAGTACGGGCGGTACGACGGCGTTCATCCCGCTCCATCTCCTCCAGTGCCTGCTGCGCGTCAACATTATTAACAAGCGCCTTCAGCACATCTCTGGTCTCGTCAACCATGGTCTTATGTACGGTCGTAACCATGTGCGCACGGGGGAACTTCTCACGGATCATCTTGGCCTCTGCCTTAGAAATAGTAATCATACAAACATCGCTCCTTAAAAAACTTTTAAAATCGGACAAAACAAAAGCCCGCCCAAAGCCGAAGCCCTGGGCGGGATAAAGTCATCAGTCCTTAATCGTTGTAAACCGCCTTATTTTAAAAGCGTTACATCGTAGAATGCCGCTGTCTGTATTTGCGTACTCTTTCTCTTGTCTGTTCTCTTTTTATGATCTTGGCGCAATCATCACAATACTTTGTCATGTTACCTCTTGCCGTAAACGCACAGCCGCAGCTCATGCAGAACCGTATGTTTTTCAACCCCACCGTTTGATACAGAGCATACAGGTTCAGCCGATTTGTGTCCGGCGTAACAACCATCTCGTATACAACTTCATTATTCTTCAAATCATAATTCTCGTAGGTATAATAACAGCCAACCTTCTTCGCAGTATGTTCGCTGTCCGTCCGCAGCAGGATGCCGTACTCATCGCTCACCGTCTCCATCCCTATCGGCGCGTGATAAGTCTCGTACCACTTTCCCTTTCTGATGGTTACATCATGCAGGTGCGATTCAAAACAGCTACAGAACTGCTTTATCTTAAATTCGGTCGTCAAATCTATCGTGTCCATATGTAAAATCCTACACATCATCACAACGCCAAACAGGCAAAGTTGCTCTTTCTGCTTCAGATTGTGTGTCTCAATTTGTGTCATGATCCATTCAAGGTCTTGTTTATATACTTTTATACTGTCAATCTGTAATAACTCACATGTCTTCGTTCCACAGGTCTCAAAATGTCTTACAAGGTCATATCTGTCGTAGCTCAAATTCAAACTGTTGTCAAACATCGTAAGGTACATATCAGCGCATTTGTCAGGCGTCATTCCGCTGCGCCCAATTACACGCTTCAACGCACGGTTTCCCAAATCATTCTTCTTGTAATTATCAAGCAGCATCTTCTCGTTGCAGTAAAAATCATAAAACATCGCAGTCACCTCCCGGCACAAGCTCTGCGTCGATATACTCTACCGGGATGTCGCTTTCCACAGGGGCCAGTGTATAACGCTTTCCAAGGTACTCGTACTCGCCGTCATCGCACTCCTGCGGAAGGCAGATGTTTACCTGTTTGATGTTCTCTACTACACCCTTACCAGCCATCTGCCACATGAACTTCTTGTTGCGGCTCTTATACTTGTCATAGCATAACACCACACAGATGTTTGCAAGCTCACGCACATCCGGCACAATCTGCTGGCACCGGCTGCGGTAAATGTTGTAGTAATACTGCCAGTTTACCTCAAAATTCGTAGCGATCTCTTTCGTAATGTTCTGTTCTCTTAAAATGTCTTTGTACGTTTCGTAGTGTCTGCACTGGTGATTTAGCTCCGCCAAATCTCTGCACAGCTTGTAAAATTCGCAAAATATCAACTCAATAGCGTCAAAATGTTCCTTGTCATACCCGATCTCTTCATCAAACATGATCCTCCAGTCGAACTTTTTCATGCGCCGTTTTCGGATCGTGTTTTCCCAGCGCTCAAGCTCAAAGCACAGCATGTTCATGTTGGAGTGGGCACAACTCAGCTTTTTCATCCGCTTGTAGTACGGGCTTGCGTACTTCATAAAATACGGCAGCGGACGACCGTATTTCGCAATATTGCGGGGCACCGGGTAAAGCACTCCCGTCTTGGCAAAATCGCATTTCTGCTTTTGGACTATATCATCATCTCATAGCTGTGGAACTATGAGAGGCTGGCACTTCCACGCTGGATTTTCACCAGAACGTGTACTCCCTTACGGGATAGTCTCTTAACCTTCCCCTATCGTGGGGCTTGGCACAGGATTATTCATTTGACCTTCCCTGTTAGCCTGTTATCTGACCGCCATTTCCTGCGGTTCCTAAGCGTATAACAGACACCCTGCTTTTGCAGGTTCACCAGCTTCTTTAACTACACGTCACCGCATAGTGCCACCGATCATCATGGCTTTGCCATTGACCACCGAGAGCAGATCAACATACCCCTCGTATCGTTTTTTCTGCTCCTGTGTTTTTGGCGCTTTGTTGTGGTATGCACTTGCATAGTTGCTTATCTCTCCAATGGAGCTGCGCAAGCTGCGAATAATACAGTTTGTTCTGTTCTGGATGTTGTATTCTTCCTTCAATGCAGTGACCTTGTCCTCAACATCAATGACCACAGAGGCGTTGCGATCAACACCACTCATAATTACAGGGTCATCAATAATCAACGTGAGATCACCGTCATACGTACCTACGTTATATTTTGCGTAGGCGCTGACTATATCTTCTGCCGTTTTCGGCAGCGGTGCGCTCCCAGCCGCGTATCAATAGCGGCTGTACTCCGGTACACTCATCCCAGATAGTCGATGCACTCCTTGCGAAGCACAGGATTCTCCCCTGCGGGCATTCCCTGTTAGCAGCCGTTAGGCCACACCCCTGATGAAGGGTTCACACCGTTCCAAATGCTGTGTTACCACAGCCCCGGACCATGACTGATCCGCGCCATTTAATCGCTGCGGCGTGATACTTTTGCAGTTTACAATCGCCGTGTTGACCAAATGTCCACAATACTTCTCCAGAAGTTCGTTCGTTGTTGCTTTTAAAATAACATGTTCACTTTTGCAGATATGCGGATTGCGCTCCAGCAGCCGCTCCCCATGCATAATTCCAGTCCTGTCGAAGCTGAAGAACTCATCAGACTCCAACGCGCCTTTCAACGGCAGTCCGCCGATATGTTCCATCAGCATAATCAGGTCAGGTGTCAAAAATTTGAAAGTTGCCAAACACCAGAGCTTACCACACTTCATATCATCGCGGTACTTTCCCAGCAAATTCACGATATAGTTCCGCACGCCATCCTCATTCATCATCTCCGGGTTTTTAAGGATTGCAGCGCAGTAGTCATTCAACGCCTTATGCTTATCAGCGTACATGCCAAGAAAACAGTATGTATAAATCGGGTCGCCGTCTGTGATCTTTTCAAACCAGTTGATGCTGTCATCTGCGATGGAGCGGAACTTGTCATATGGCAGGTCCAAATCCTGCAAAATCTGGTAGTTTGCCCGCGTCATAAGCGGCTCCGTATCGGCATCGAAGTTCCACTTGGCAATACCAAAACAATGGTTGTACTTCTTGAACTGATACCAATACTCCTCCCAGTCCGCAATCGTGCCGGTCTTGTTGAAGTAGGAGTATCCCTTGTATTGCCCCTCCGTCAAAATCATCAGCGGTTCTGCGCCAGGACTTACATCATGCTGCACGCCCCAGATATCTGTAATGAACCGCACGCCGCGCTCTGCAAAAAAAGTCTCATAGTCAACACTGTGAACGACTCCTTTTGCGAAAGGCATTCTTATGACAGCGCTCGTAATCGGCGTATCACTGCCAATCCTACGGCGAACTTCCTCCATGATCTTTGGGTGTGCAATGCCGCAGCCGTCAAATGCGTTGATGGTAATATCGCGGACGCCTTCCGTGATGTCCTTCTGTGTCCAATCACGCTCTGCACCGGTGTTCTTATCCTTGAACTTGATCTTTTTATCATACACATACTTGATGTGCTGGTCCTTAATGGTCAAAAAACAGTCAGGTACAACGACAATATTCGGCACCCAGCCCTCAATGCAGTGGCAACTGGAGAAGCACAATCCCCTATAGCCAGAAAATTTCGATATAACGCATTTATCAAAAGTTATTCCCATCGTGATACGCTTATCCAACTCCTTGGCGATCCGTCTGTCCACAAAACTCAGGATGCCCTGCCGTACCATGCTGGCACTGCGCTCGCTAACCACAAATTCTTGCTTGCCAACCTTGAACCCATGGTGAATCAGCCGCGTCATTTCTTTCTTTTTGTTCTGCCCGCCCACGCAGTTCACAAACACCACAAAGCGGTTGAACTTATCTGTCTCATATGTAATCAGCCGTACCTGCCGGAAAAGCATGTTGTCTCCCTGCTTTACCTGAAAGCGCTTTTCCTCATCCGGATCAAGCTGGATGTTAAAGTTGTTGCTTATAATAAAGGAAAGCGGAAATTTCCGTACTACATACAACGGGGGTGCAAACATTACTCGTCCCCCTTTCCATTGTCGTCCTCGTCTGGGTCTACATGCTCCAGCTTCAGCGCTCCATTGTCAAAGCACCAGCGGTACACAACAGCCCACACAAGACCTGTCACCAACGGCACACCAACAAACAACGCCAGCGCAAACAGCCAATTCACCCCCAATCCAACAGCCACGACCGCTGCAATCGCACATATAACCCACACGATCATCTTGAACATGCCCCACGCATCTAGCGCGGCCTGCATCAAAATCAATTTTGTCTCTGCACGCTTAATATTCAAACAGCGTACCTCCTTTATTTTATACATTTTGTAATAGTGCTCATACGGCACGCACCATATCATGCCAGCACGGCAGCTGCTTTACCCAAGGCCGTCCGATTGCACATAACCGCCCAAAATATTCTTCGTCGCTAAAACTGTACCTCTCTGGGTACTGATGCATAAAGAGATATACTTTCGCCTCCTGAACGTTGTAAAAAGCGTGTCTGGCAAAAATGTACCCATTATACATTCTGTGTTTATGTCGAAGAACCTCGCTGTTACTGGCGTTGCACTTATCTGGAGTGTTCCACTTTAAGACCGTCTTCCCTGTTTTTGTGTCAACAAACTCAATTTCCATACCACATCACCTGCCTTTCCTGCCCGCCACAGCGGTTCTGTTTATATCATCGCCCCGTTGGGCGTTAGTTCGTTAAAAAATATCTTCGTCTTCATCATTTTTGTCATCAGCAATGCTCTGACTATTTTGTTCTGTAGCTTCGTCAATATCAGCGATTGTAATATCTGCTGTAGCAGTGCTCAATTCTTCTGGCTTATCTTTCTTTAAAACACGGTATCCAGGTTTATACCAAGTACATCCACTTAATCCCTTTTTGTCTCTAACACGCACTTCTATCAACATTGTAATATGCGTCAAGTTTACATTGCCTGCCAAAAATGGAAATACAACGATTGTATCACTGCGCTTTCCAAAGCCATCAATACCAACCATTTGTGCTCCATAAGTCACAAACAGTAAATCGTTATCTTGCATATCAGACATAAATCTGCTAAATGTTCTCTGCGACATTCCAAGCCAGTTTAACACACTGTCTAATCTTCCAACCCACGCCGGATATTTTTTATCATAAGTACGCTGCCAAATATTCATATAAAATCTAAAGCAACAATAGATTCTCCATGCCGTGTCCTTTTTAACGTTTGAAGAATCGTATTTAGAAATAACATCCGCAACATAAAAATACTCATCAACGGGGAGAAGAAAATACTTATCTTTATCAGTATTGATACATTTAATGCAATAACTGAATGGCGCTTTGTGGTCTTCTTTATCGAGGCCGATTGTTTTTATGTACCCCAGATCCTCCAAAGCCTCTATCGCATCATATAGTCCCTTATAGTGTGTGCCACGAAATCGTGTGTTTTCATAGACGCCTGAAAGTACAGCAAGCTGTTTTACTGTAAGACTTTCCCAAAAGCTCTCATTCTCTATGTGGTTTGCTTTTAAATACAGAGTTAAATAAATAGGAAGGATGTTTTTGTGTTCTCTATCATAAATAAGTTTCTGAGGGACTATGATGTCTACATTGTGAAATAATTTTGTGTTGATGTACAAAACTTACATCTCCTTTATTTTTGTCTAAGTTTAGACATTGTGTTCAGTTTTTCTTTTAACAGACGTTTTACTGCAAAATATGGCGTCGATTTCTTGCTAACCCCGAATTCTGCCTTTTATAGCTGGATTTACTACAAAATATGGCGTCTGTATAATGGTGTGATTTTCTGCAGAAAACGGCGCAGTAGAACAGCATTTTTCACGCCTTTTTTAGCATGCGCTCATAACGTGCCTAAAAGTGCTTGTTTTTACAAGACGGTACGGTATCGTTACGGCTGTTTTTGCGTACAATTTGGCACAATATATAAATAGTATGTATAGTTAATAGTAAGAAGGGCCAAGTTTTTTCGAGGAAGTGTCCTCTCAAAAACTCGTCCCTCGCATGGTTGCTTGGCCCGGGCTTGTGAATGGACTGGTTTTCTTGTTTGGCATGGTTGTGTGCGTTGTCTTACTTGCTTGTTTGCGCTGGTAAACCTAACCTTGTTATAGGTCGTCCTTGCTTGCATCTGCCCCTTTCCCTCTTGTCCGGTCCTGCGCATCGTTCTCTTTGGTCACGATGCTTGTCCCGGCGTCGTCCTTGTGCTTTATAAATTGTGGCACAAGCACTCCGCACACAGGTGATCTTGTCAGGGCAGAAATGTGGGGCTTGTTCCCGCCTTTGCATGGATTGTTGCCTTGCCCTTAATACACAATAACTACATCTGTCATACCTCTTCTAAAGCGCCCGATCTGTGCCCCTGGAACCTGTGTTGTCCAAATATCTGCGACTTCAACAGTGTCATGGTTCTTGTCATATACGCACATAATGTCGTCCTTGTGCTCGTCTGGCACAGCCTCATAAAATTCTCGAATCGTCATGTTATCACTTCCTTCTACCTCACTCAGTCCCCTCATATGCCACCTCAACCGTCAAATTGACGTTCCAGCCCCCCTCAAATCGAGGGCTACTCGATTATTAAACAACACAAGGGGTCACCAAACTGACCACCCCTTTACACGTCACCCAACTGTACCAAATCTGGTACTACTTCAGCCACTGATACAGCCTCTCTGCGGCGTTCTTATCGCACCTGCCACAAAGTTATCGTCCCATCCACGAACAGGCTCTGGCTGTACTCCTCGCCGTCCAGCACGATGTATTTTTTCCCGTCAATATCCTTGTGCGACCCAAGGCACGGCACAACACGCTTGTCCAGGCTATCAATGGTCGGTGCTGACACGATCACATTGTCCCCGTGTAACCCACAAACCTCGGTCTCTGTAAGCTCGTGCAGCTGGAATGGCATGCATGGGATAGCGTTGATTGCATCAATCATGTGTTCCCAGTCGTTGTGCTCTTGTACCTGTGCTGGGTCGTCTTCGCACCACACCATAGGCTCCTCTCCAAGCGCCTCCAGTGCATCTATACGGCGAATAATTTCATCATTTGACATAATTATCACATCTCCTCAAAAAGGCTACAGGCGGTTCTACGGGCGTACTATTACGTCTAAGCATATTGGCATCCAAAAATTCAACAGTTCATCATATGTATCACAAGGCCAGCATCCACGGTGGGCCAATTTGTGCTTCTTCATGCGGTCGCTCAAAACTTGACATTGTTCGGTTTTCCCAAAACTGGCTATATGCTCCGCCTCGTTCCGGCTCAACCCGGCTGCCATCATAAGCTTAATGTATCTCTTGCGTGTCATCATTATCCTCTCTTTAAAAATCGTCTCTAACGCCCTCTCCGGGCTTGTCACTTGGGTACAACTCTCGGAGACACATCATGTTATCATACGCTTTTACATATGTGCTATATGGCCAGCAACCACGATGCGACACAATTTTTTTCCAGCGCCGCTCATCAAACGTCTTACTTGACCTATTTGGTTTGCATTCGTCAATCCCAAGCCCGGCAGTATTTTCAGCGTTGTTGCGGCTCCAACCGTTTGCCATCAACAGTTTGATATATCTCTTCCGTGTCATCGTTATTTCTCCTTATTACAGTTTGTATTTTTCCTGCTGCTCTTTTTGCCACGCCTTGATCTCAGCGATCTCTTTATCAAGGATAGCTTCTGTCTCAGCCTCTTCCAAAAAGAACGGGTCGCGGTCCAGCGGGATGCTCTGCAGCAGCTGCCAGAAGCGGTAGTCCGGTTTCAACTCCCACAGCTCCGCCAGTTTACTCAAAAACGGCCAGATTCTCTTAGGGTCACGCATTGTCGTCCTCCTCTAGCTCATATACATCGGTAATGTCTAAATCATCGTCACCAGCACACGACGGGTCATCCAAGTATCTATCTACTGCTTCTACATTAGCATAGCCGCGATACCAAATTCGATAAAATTTCATCAGTCTGTCTCCCTGTTGGCGATTTTGGTCAGTGAGTATTTGCCCGGTGTCGTGATGCTTGGGAACAGGTTTATAGAAATCACACGAAAATTTGTGTATGTGCCGTCTTGCTCACTTTTACATGCGTACAGTTGGGTACCGTTGTAATCGATAGTATCTACGCCGTAATTGAGCAGGGCCTTCGCCAAGGCTGCTTCCTTCGCTGTCCACTCAAATCCGTCAAGGTCCCAAGAGCATGGTAAGGATAATGTTGTAATGCAGTCTCCACTCCTATAAAAGTCGCAGAATTCACAGCCGGACTCTTCGTTGCAGTATTGCTTGATAAGTCTCATCGCATCAAGCACCTGTTTTTTCTCGATTTTATCGTTCATCAATATTTTGCACCTCTAGCGCATCAGCATATGTCTCAACCGCGCAGTTTATAGGATTGTAAATATGACGCAGATACATTTTTATTTTAAGTACGGCATAATCACAATTCCCATCTTTGTCTGCATCAACGCAGCACTCAGAGATGACCTTTATAAGCCTATCCTCTTCTTTGATGATATCTATGAGCTTATCTTTCGGGAAGTCCTTCAGCTTCTCATATTCAGCTCTTGTCATCTTCACACGCCTCCAGCCATACATCGATCTCGCTGCGTAGGTTTTTCATGCAGGCAACGACCGCCTCATGTACGCGGGCACAGCTGGCGTATTGCAGCCCGGCATCAATGGCGTCTTCACCGGTCAGCTCAAGAGATCCGATCATGGCCGTTGCAAGGTAGTCGTAAAAATCAACGCAGGCAAGGCAATTTTTATCGTAAGCTTCATCGGAGATTGGTTTGCTCCCCGGCAGAAACGCCGACGCCATGTCCATGAAGGAATTTGCAAATTCATGTGTGCGGAGCCGCCGCTCTGTAGGAACCATCATAAAGTATGGTCGGATATCGATTCTATCGTTCATAATAATCTCCTTACTGTTTGCTTATTAGTGACAAAGTGCCGCAGTTTGTTTATGATAGTGGACATTAGGCGCTGCCGGTTATTCACCAACAAAAATGTACTGATTAACATAATCCCGGTTTTCACATTTCAAGATTGGCATTTCAGTATCAAGTACCCACTGCCCATCCTTGTTGATACAGGCTGTGCCACGCTTGCATGTGGTAGGATAATTATTCCAGTTGACGCCAAATTGCTCCACAAGCATGTCCTGAATGTCGTTGCATTTCTTCCCCTCAAGCTGCTTGTGTGAGAAATATGCTTGCCCCACCATCTGGATGGAATTGCGTGTCGCATCAAGCTGACGCCAGTAGATAAGGTTACAAACTTCTTCCTTTGGGATATTGAAGCAACGGGCGTCGAACATAGCACCTTTATTGGCGGCAGTCGTCATCTTTGCAATATACTCGTTATGAGCAATTTGTACATCCATAGATTGTGGCGTAAGACTACTTTTCCATGCAGAATCTTTGTCCCAGATAGACATTCTGAAGAATTTATTGAACGCCATCGTTGCCATACTGGCGGAGACACTACATAGCTTCTGAACTTCGTAATCGAACCAAGCATCCGTGGTAAGTGTCTGGTAGTCAATCAGGATCAGCGTGATTTCATCGGACTGTGTATAGCCAAACACGCAGCCTTGGATATTCTTACACAGGTAATTCATGGTTTCCTGCATAGATTTCATCAGGATCATGTCAAAAGGCTTCTGAAAGCCACGAGTAAAGGTGTGGAAGCTTTTTCCATCAATTCTCAGTGCAACCGGCGTTCGGCGCATTAACTTTGTTTTAGGAACTGCCTCGTAATACTCTTTCATACGGGTGCCAATGGAATCATTAAAGCTCATAATAATCTCCTTGTCTGTTTACTTATTAGAGATGTATTCCGTTGCTTGTGCCAATATTAGAATTGCGCACTTGCAGTTGATCTCATCGTACCAAGCGCACCTTTTATCACATTCGTAGTCTGTTGATGCTTTGACCGCTGCTTTTAATGGGCATCTTTTCTCTTCATAATACATTTGGTTTCTCTGGCTCCTTCCCTACTCTGGCGCAGAAATCGAGATAGTCATCGATTGCATCCCGCGCCACTTCGTCAATATTTATAAACTTCTTCGTATAAAAGTTCACAAGGTCGCTGATGTCGTCAATTTTTCCGTACCAAATGTGGTCCTTTGGATCATATTTGACAGTGCAACCGTATCCTTTATAGATGTAAAAATATTGGCTATACCAATCCCATAGGTCGTTGTAGCTTGTAAAGAGTGCTCCGTCAATCATGTATTTGCGTTTGGAGAACATTTCGCCACAAATTTCGCATGTAACAATTTTGTTAAAGACATTGCGTTTATAACCAATGCTCATCATAAGCTTCTTGTATCGTTTACGGGTCATATACGTCACTCCTTGGTTGGCGGCGCTGGTAGTTCTGTCCATGCGAGGACTTTTGCGTTAGTTCCGTGCGTAGGCTCACCGCCCCATTGGCCATTGAAAAAATATCCACGATCCATTGTGCGGTACATGCAGTTGTAGTTACCATAGCGGAAGTATTCGTAGTAGCACAGATATTCTCCGTTTTCTGTTGGCGGGTCATTCTGTGCATCGTGCCAAACAGTCGCTTTAGACTCCTCAATAGCGTCCAGCTTTTCTAACGCATCCCGGATTACCTTGACGGCGTTCTGGTAACAGTCGTATTCGTGGCAGTGGCTCCTGTCCATCCCCAATCTACAATCGCAGCAAAAGCCGTATTTTATGGCGATGTTAAAGGCTCGTTCGTAGGTTTTGTTAGTCATTGTGTGTCTCCTTTGGCGGTTCAGGGAGCGGCATCCAGTTGGTGACGGATTCAGGCGTGCTCATAATAACTTATCCAGTATCCGGTTTCTCTTTCGAATTCTCTATTGCAAGCCTCACATTTGTACTTTATCGTGTCGGATCGTCCAAAACACCAAACACTGCATCGTAAAGACACATCCTTCCGCAAGACGGACATTCCTGTACGGCATAAAATTCTGGGTGCTTTTGATGAAATCTGGTCATTGCATCGTTTGCAAGTTGGGATGTTTTTTCTATTTTCCAGTTCACATCATCTAGGACATTAGTTTCGCCGTTTTCTTTGGTTAATGCCTGTTCAACAGTGTTTTCGATGACTGACTCTTTCTGCTTGTCGATTTCAGACAGAATTGAACGAAGAATCTGAAGTTCTCGTTCTGCTACACTGTCTCGATATGTTACGCGATTCGTATTCATGGCTTCACCTCTGGGAGTTCTTTGTTTTCATTTCGCGGCTTGTGATCCCGGCAATATTCAGGCGATATATTAAAACTTCCGTTCAAATATGCACATTTGTATTTTCCAGACTCTATATCTCCGCCCTTGCGTACAAGGTTCTCACAAGTATCGCATAGCGTCTCTTTTTCAGGCTCTTGCGGTTTCTTCTGTGTTATGGCCTTTGCTACGCGAAAAACTAAATATACCGCACAGGTCAGCAAAATAAAAATTTCAAAAAATGCAACGATTTTAGTCATCTGCGTTCACCATCCTTTTGCCACAGTGGGGGCAATATTTGTACTGTGATGCTGCCCATCTGGATTCCCATGCACAGCAAGAGCAAGCTTCCCAGCTTCCGTCTGCACCTTCATCCGGTGCTTCAATCCATTCTGCCGTAGGTCTCAGACTTTCCGGGTCGATGGTTGGCGCAGCATCAATATCTAAAACACCAACGGCATCAAAAGATCCAAACCCTGTCGCTTTCTCAAACATCATTTTTGACGATTTCTTCTTCAATTCATCTGCATCAATCAGCCGCATGGTTATCTCTCACTTTCTCAAAATAGAATTTGATTGCTTTCGGATTTTCCAGCACATTGCCGTAAGCGATGCCGACCTTGTAAATGTAGTTCTCTTGCAGTTTTCGCGGAATCTCCGCAATGTATCGTCTGAATGTTTCAAGGTCGTGGGCGCGTTTGTAATGGTTGCACATACGGCAGGACGGCATAAGGTTTTCAATGTCGTCCGTGCCGGAATCCTCTGGGTTCCACGCCCTCTGCGGCTTGAAGTGGTCTACCTGCATATCATTGTAGGCAATGTGGCGACCACAGTAAGCGCAATGACCGTCAAATTTATTGTACACCGCAACGCGGGTATTTTTATTGATTGCCATTTATTCATCCTCGCTGTACTTATAGTCGTAAAAAGTTCCGTCAGGTTCAACGGAAAATTCTTCTTCTTCCCATCGTGCATCACAGGTTTTATAATTTTCGCAAGAAGCAAGGCTCACGTCTACGGCACCATCATCGCCGCGCTTATACCGTTTGCCAATTTTGCCATCCTTGCGCATTGTATAATCCAGCGAATACTGATACAGATTGCTTACAACAATGCGTCCGCCGCAGAGCGGGCAGCATTTAATTTCCATTCCAATCCTCATTCTGCTACATCCTCTAGTTGATCGTCCTCAGATTTTTCAGCATATCATCTGTTAAGTACAAGGCCGCTCCGGCATATATGTCATAGTGTGTGCCATCTTCATAAATCTTGCGGTCATAGTAATATTCAATATAGCTATGGTTTTCTTCTGATTTTCGTATTGTAACGAAGTCTATTATGTCTTCTTTGTCTTCAATGCTATTTCCGTTTAATACGCCGTAGCAAAGATAATTTGTGTGTCCGATAACACCCCCGTATCCATTCGTTTCCATTTGTGTTGTTATATAGGCGTACAAGATTTCCTGCTTTGCCGATACGGTTTTCTCTTCAACCACCGGATTTTCTTTGCAAGCGCATAGCAGAACCATCAAGACAAAAGCAATAGCCAGCGCAAATAACTTTTTTGTCATTCTGATACCTCCTCCACAATCGCCATACTTTGGCGCAGATTGAGCGATTTAGGATTGAGAATACAAGCCGGAGTAACATCATTGACGTAGCGTGCATCGTCGTTGCCCAACTGACCATTCGCGTTCACAGTGCGGACGACGTTCGCACAGTCTGCGTCAGAATCCTTATCGCCGCAGTACCAAGGCGTGGCAGTCCAAATCCAACTGTCGTAGTGCGGGATGTAATCCCGATACTTTCGGTATTCGTCACAAGTCAGGATGAAAACATCGTCATGTACAGTGCCATAAGCCCTATCTCCGTTGTCGGCAACAAGGTCAACGGTATGCGACAACAGACTTTTTTTCTCAAAAACGGCGTTCGCCATATCAGATAGAATCCCACGCACATTACTTGTGCGGTAGTTATTCCAGTTGCCCCTTTCGTCTGTAAATTTATCACTTGGGCAGAACTTTACATCTCTTGCCCAAGGTTCAGCCATAATTGCTAACAGGCCACCGTCAGGGTGGTTCGGGTCAAGGCAGACCCACTCAAAATTTTTGAACATAAAGTGTTCGCCGGGATGCAGTGTTGTTATTTTAGTCATCGTCAAGCACCTTCTTTCCCTTTGCATCGTAGCGCGTATTCCACTGAGCGATTTGGTCAGCTCCAACAATGCCACGGAGGCTCAGCAAACAACTGTTTTGCGGATGACACCAGATAGTGCTGGGCGCTTCGTTTTCTAGGAAGGCACCACAGAACGGACAAGGCTTTAGTTTGATATCAATCGTTACCATTGTCGGTCACCTCCGTGAGCCAGTAAGTCCTTTTGCATTCGTCACACTCCCTATCGCCGCAGCATTTTTTCATTTCTTTTTCGATGCTGCATGGCGATATATCTATAACATTTTGACAAAAGTCGGCATTAGGAAACATCTTCAAAAACTCGCGCTGGCGGGTCTTGAGTGGATTGTCTTTTGCCCATTGCTCGACAATCCGTACAGCTTTTTCTGTTTTTTCGATTATGTCCGCATCGCATATATCTGCGGTTGCGGTGCAGTGTCCATTTTCGTCTAGCAATGGGCATTTACTAGAAACACTTTTACAAACACTTCGGCTTTTACAAATGCGCTTTGCTTCCTTTATGTATTCAACTGCGTCCATTAGGACCTACCTCCTCTAACCAATAATCTCTGCGGCAGACGTCGCAGTTTCTTTTATACTGCTCACAACGTTCTGTACCAGAACTGTATAATGGAAAACTTGGGCATGTGTCGATAATGCCATCTTTGTCGAGTTTGACATTTGGGAATTTTGCAAGCACAACATCGTTACGTGTTTTCCTGTGTTGAATAGGATGATCTTTGGCCCATTGCTCAACAGAGGAGGCGATGTTTTCCGATGACGTCGATAAAAGAAACGTTTTATCAAGTGGGCAGGCTCCATTTTTCTTGAAATCGCAGTTGTCGCAGAAGCAATCTATAGAGCATATGCGACGCAGAGTATCTATGTATTGTTTAGCGTCCATAGTCTTCCTCCCAATACTTATCCCAGTATGCTGGCCCATGTGGCTCTTCCGCCCAGTATTCGTGTTTGCAGGTGGCGCAATCTTCGTTGTAAATATCACAAGGGTACAATCCGTTATCGTAATAATTATCTTCACAGTAATTTTCTGGGCAAAGATCCGGATCACCATTGGCGTTAATTGGCGTATTTGGAAAGCACCGCAACAGACGGTCTTTACGGGTCTCTTTGACGGGATGGTCCTTATTGTATTGTTCAACAGCCTTTATTGTGTCAAGGAGCAAAGCATCGGAACATTCGTAAAAGTCATTATTACAAAAATCGTGTATTGGGCAGCAGGTGCATTGGCCGCGTTTGTCGCACATGCGCTTGGCAGTTTTTAAGAATTTCAGGGCGTCCATCAATCATGTGCCTCCTCTGTATAATACTTTCTTTCTTCTTTAAGCTCGTCCAATGTGGTAATATACTCGCAATATCCCGGAAAGATCTGGTCATCTCTGTAATGCCTGCAATCGAATAAGGCATAAAACGGGCAATCCCAGCAGCCAATAGGACGCTCGTCTAATACAATCCGTGCCATCAGTGTGCCTCCTTTATCAATCTGTTGGCTATCTCGTTGATACTATCTGTAGATGTCTTGATTTTGTTATAGGCATCGGTCTTTTGCTTTTCTATGGCGGCAAGGTCGCAGGCTAGGTCATCGCGCATCATGGCGTACAGCTTTGACTGCTCTTCATATTTTTTGACCCGCTTGGCCCTTTCGCGTGCCAAGTCCTTTTCTGTTATATGCTCATCGACCAAGCTTAGTGCTCGTACAAAGTCCAGAAAGTTTAGAGAGAACCTCTTGCCGCGATATTCAAAACTGTAAAAAGTAATGTCATTCTGTGGATTGATGAACTGAAAATTCTCAGGGTGCAGCTTGTACATCTTTTTAAATGTACTGTATGGAATGCGTGGGGTGTTATCGAAAACGCCATCTACTTGTTTGTGACAGGCAAGTAGCTCTACGAGCGGAAAAGTGTCGTAGCAAAATATGAAGTTGTAAATAGTTGAAAAACAAATAACAAAGCATACGATAAGCCCAAAAGAAAACACCGCATAGCTTTCTTTGCCCTCGTTCGCAAAGAGTTCCTCAGCTATGCGATACTCGGTATATGTACAGGCAATAGTGCTTACATTAGTAAAAATGATTGAAATCGCAGACAGGATTGACGACGTCAAAAGTCCGGGTAGCTTATAAATCTCATGTGTCTGGCCTGATGTCCGCTCAAACACTATGGTCGCGACAATAAATATCAGGATATTGGTCAGTATGGTTGTCACTTCTTTAGCCTCTCCTTCCAGTCTGCGCATGTGCAGTCACTATCTACAAAATCAGCGGCGTATGGGCTGTCGGCACCGCAGCACGCTCCGGTGAACGGTTCCCAGTGTTTGCAAGTGGAACAGATGCGACGCTCTGTGTGCTTATCAAGAAAGTTAAGGTAGTCATGAACAAGACCGTATAACAGGCTCGGCTCGTTTACCTTAGCCCACTCTATAGCACCATCAACGACTGATTTGTATTCTGCAGCTTCTTCAGGCCGCATAGTGGCGACAAAGTTATGGGCAAATTGGCGTGTGATTTCTCTTGCGCGTGTGATAGTCATGTCAGTCACCCCAGTCGATAGGCCAGCCGCAGTTGCCGCAGAACTTGTTGTATCCACCTTCCATATCCAATACGCCGTCAACAGACCCACAGCGTCTGCAGCAGTTATAGCTTCCGTTGGTGCTGATCACAGCTGGTGTTGGCCCAGGCATTTTATCGGCCACATAGTCTAGCACTTCACATGCGACGAAATATGTATCGTTGTCTTTTGGTGCATCATGTCTCAGGTCCTCGGCAATGTGGCGCAGATCGCTGCGTGAAATAAAATCAGTCATGAGTACAGTCCTCCTTCGGCTTAGTAGTAAGAATTTCATCAATGTCAATGCGGCACAGATGAGATAAATCTTTGAAAAGAAACCCCGGCAAAATGAATGTGGAACCCTTATTGCCAGATATAGCGCAAACTGTGTGGCAGGGACCAATGTTAATCATGTTATAGCCAATGGTCTTGCAAAACTCGGCAGCCTGATAATCAAGGGCAGTATATGTAACCGGCAAATCGTCCCAGTTGAGCGGTGTCCTGTTGTTAAGAATACATGCACAGGTCTTGTCACCGCTATAGAAAAGGCATCTGCTGCAGTCTGAAAATTCGTCGCAATACTCACGCAGGGTGCTGATTGCGGAGTTTAACTTGTTCTTGTCAATCATTGGCACTGGTCTCCTCTCCTGCGATGTCCTCCAGCTTGATAGTCTCATCATATTCAAGCGCAGGGAAAGAATCCTGGGTGATCTCGTCAACATAGAGTTTTCTCCCGTCAGCATCGAGCTTTATTACTGTGATGCTTGTATGTCCGTCGTCAGACCGCATCGTTTTTGTCGCGGTGGCATATCCCATCATGATAAGAGCCTTGGCAAGTGTGCTGTCGGCTGCGGTCCAGCGCGGCTTTGTAAAGTCTCGCCAACTGGCGGGGGTGGTCTTGCTTGTCAGCGAACAAAGATCGTTGGACTCGTTGTAAAAGATGCATTGGTTACAATCTGCAGCACGGCAATAGTCTCTGATCATTTTCGCGGCATCGCAGATTTCCTGCTGGGTATATGTATCACTCACAGCGGCAGGTCCCCCTTGTCGAAGTCTCGCTGGATGGCGTGTCCGGTTTCAGGCGGAACAGGCCGGTACTTGTTCATGTCAGCATAGCCCGGGATCATGCGCAGGCTCTGCCCTACCTCCAGCATCGTCTGTTCGCGGTCTACGAAATGCCGGTCTGAGAAATTCACGATGTCATTGATGAAGTCTGAGATCATGTGTCGCATATCGTCGCGGTAGTCTGCGGTGTTGCGGTTGATAAAATCAGTGTAGCGGTCAGAATCGTTCATAGCGGTATTCTCCTTGTATGTAAATTATTTAATTTTTTACCCCTACATGCGCCACTGAGCCATCGGGGTCATACTTTTCCAAGCTGTAGCTGGCGGCAATCTTGCCAAACACATCAGCAAAGCTTTCCAGCGCAGAGTCGCGGTCTTTGTCGTGGTCGTCTGCAATCAGCACAATCTGGCGGATGGTGTCAGCAGTAAGCTGTGCCATTGTCATGGTGTACGGGCTGTATTCTTTGTAGTTCATGCGGCTGTCTCTCCTACTTCGTCAAATAGTAAACTTGCGGTCTATGTAATCGCTCATAGCGGCCTTGAGGACTGGCGTGTCAAAAAACGCGAAGCAGTTCTTGTCAGGCCGCTTTTTGTTTTGTTCAATCCGGATCAGGTAGAAGCCACGCATCATCAGGTAGCCCGCCATGCGCGGTGAGTAGATCATAATCACATCACGCTTGGCACTGTCAGCTGCGGTGGCGGTCATAGTGGGTGTCTTGTCCATGGGTAACTCCTTAATATATATAAAATGTAGATAGGTTGGCTGGCTGGCGGCGCTCAACAGAACTCCCGTGTGCTAAAACGGTATCCGTCAGCGTCTGCGTACTCGCCGTCCCAGTGGTTGTATGGTTCGCAGTCGTTGTCACTCTCGCACCGCCAGTTCCCGGTGTACATCCCGATCTCTGGGTCGAAGACCTTAGGCGTTTCGAATTTGATGACGCGCTTCTCAAACTCCTGCCAGCTGTACTCCGTGCCGTACTCGTCAAATATGGTCAGGTAGTGCATGTTGTCATGATAAAACTTGTCAAGGTCACGCACGCTGTGAATTTGCTCGTGCTCCTCAAATACAGGTTTCCACCCACAGCTGGTCTTGGCGATGTGCAGCTCCCAGGCTTCTTTGTGCCGGTCTGTCGGTTCCGCACGTGGTCCCATCATCCTGGCTATGGCTTTGTTGCGTGTATAGAAGTAAAAATTAGTTCCCATTGGTGTCCTCCTTATAACTTGAAATGTGTGTTGTGAAACGTGAAAAAATAATCACCGGGTATCGAGAATCCGGCTTGCTTTATCTAATAGCTGCGTCAACGCACATGGCCATCGCGTCAACCTGATCCTGCCCTACACCGATATAACGCATGGTTGTTGCCTGATCACTATGCCGATATTTGTACTGCAAAGCTTCGTTGATTTGGTTAGTCGTAAGCCCGCCTTTGTCAGCTGCCGTTACGGCAATTAGACCATATGTTTTACGCATACTGTGGGTGCTGATATGCCCCTCTACCGCGCACGCCTTTGCGGCATCTGTAATAATGTGGTATACCTGTGTCTTGCTTACCGGCTTGGTGATATATCCGGCGCGTACCCATTTCTGACTCTGGAACAACGGCCACTCTGGGTCAAGGACACCAGACTGTTGGGTGCGAATCTCGTCAACTAATTTTGTGATAGCTTGCGCCGCATGTGGCGTGATGAGATCGTTTGTGCGCTTGTGGTTTTTTCTGTTGATGATTTGGGCATGTTTCAAAACGGAGTTAGTAGAGACATCAAAAACATCACCAATTTTTAGCTGCCGTATGTCTCCAGCGCGAAGGCCGAGCGTGATGCCACATATATATAAGGTATAGTTACGCTGGCGGTTGCGGGCGTTTCCATGGGTTAGAAGATAATCTCCGATAGCTTTAATGTCTTCTACGCTGTGTAGAGGTTCTGCTGGTCTTGCTTTTAGTTTTCCATTTTCCTTTTTATTAGAGACGGTTTTGCAGTAGTCCTTGCGACGTTTTGGTGTTGTCTTCTTGGTCGGAACTAGCTGATAGCCAGTGGCTTGGGCGAGAGCTTCCATTACCGGATTGGTACCATCAGGTGCTTTTGCGTTGACAATAGCTTGTGCGAGGGCGGTTACGAGATCGGGCTGAGGGTTTGTGATCGTGAGGGTGGTGTTTTGGCGTTTCATGGTGGTGTCTCCTTTGAATGATGGGTAATTTTGGTGCCTGAGTGGTTCTTTACAAGTATTATAACACTTCACACCACATATTTCAAGCATTTATAGCAAAAATAATGCCCTGATCGCCGAAGAAAGTGACGGTCAGGGGCTGAAATGGTGGCGTTTCGGAATGTTTTTGTGTGGTGGATATGAAAAATAACGAAAATACGTTAAAAATACGATAGCTTGAGCAGGGATTAGATTGTTTGTGTGTGTTTTGTGCTAAAAATCTGCAAAAATAGCACGTTTTTGATGCATGAAAATGAGGCGGAAATGGCGTAGGTACAAGGTTTGTCCGATGGGGTGGATCGAAGAAAGGGAACGGATATGGAGCAGGGGCGAGTGGGTCAGGGGTGCGGTGAGCCGAGAGTGTGAATGGATGACTTACTATTATAGTAGAAACGGATTTTGCCTTCCGTTTTTAACCTGCCCCCGGTGTATGTTTTGTGGGGTTATCGACGTTGTAGCGTCAAAAAGTGCATAGTGGATACTCCATGTAAAAGAGTCTATTTTTTCAGCCCTTTACATTGCTGTGTTGCTATGCCGTGGCCCGCTCTGATTCACGCGGTCTATAGTTATAGACCAGCTACAACTGTACATATACGTTATATACAGTTCGCTTTTATGCTATATAGGTATTATTATAATTATAATACATTATATAGCAAAAAATCAACTTCCTACAGCTGCAAAAAAACATTGACGATACAACGTTATATTTCAAGTTTTTCAAAAAATATTGCAAAAACCTATTGACAGGGTAATACCCTAGTGTTATACTAGCCTTGCAATCAAAAACAGGGACACGCAAGGGGGCGCTATCCCCCGCGCTATCTTTGTTCTTTTCCCCCGCGTGGGCGTGGTTGCATGTTGTTAAGACGTGGGCGGCGGCACGTAAAACGCCGGGCGCGGCCTTGCAAGCCGCCCTATACATTGACATAGCATAGCGTAGCGGCTATGCAAATAGCGGCACAAAGTACACGACTTTACGCGGCACGACACGGGGCGGGGCAAAACCCGAAACGTGGCAAGCAAAACCGCATAAAGCAACGCGGGGCGGCATATCAACCGAAACGCATTGCAATGTAAAGCCGAGCAACTGTAAAGCGCGGTAGAAAAGTTAAGTATACCGTGACACAATAAGCGGGGCGCTGAAAATTACAGCCCCGAAACCCGGAAACAACCCGGTGAAACAAAGTACAGACGGCCATACAATCGACGCGCGGCGCGAAGTAATGGATTAGAAAGTTGTGAAACTTGCGTTCCCACGAAAAAAAGGCGCGCGTTTCCTGCAAAAACAGGCGGTATGCGTTGCGGGCGGCAATATAGCGAAAGTTGCTAAACTTGCGTGAGTAATTGCACTGCAAAATCCGTAAAGGCACGGCATAGGGGCGGCTATAACTGCGTGTATCCCAAAACTTACAGCTATAGTTTACTATGCTATGTTTCCCGATTAGTGAAAGAAACTGCGCTATTCAGCGGCGTCAATCGGGCGCGGGCGTGGCTGCCCGCTATCTGTCAAGTTTTCACAAAACAGGCGTTGGAACGTCAAAGGCTATAATCTAGTCAATGCCTGTCCGAACTTTGTTTTACATAGAAAATCAGCTCACAACCCTTGCAAAAAGCGTCACCGCTCTATATAGGGCAAGTGCTAAAGCTGTAGCTATCCAACATAGCTATTATAGCACACCTACGGCCTTATTTGCAAGCCAGTTGCGGGCTGTTTTGTGTGCAAAACGTACACGCCAAAACTACAACCGGGCAAACTGCCCAACAAAGAAAGGAAAAAATACTATGACTACCAACATTACTTCCACCCTGTCCGCTATCGTTTCCGCCGCTGAGACTGCCCGCAAAGAAGGCAAAAACTCTGCCAAAACTGTCTGCCGCTTCACGCGAAAGGACGGTATTCTGACCCCGTCCGCCAAAGTGCCGCAGGGCGTCGACATGTCCCACGAGGACTATGTTGCGTATTGCAACGCGGTCAAGTATCTGTACGCTGCGGCCTGCAATCTCAACGCCAACACCGACCCCAAGGCAAGCAAGGCTCTGACTTCCACCCTGTACACCTGCGCGTCTGACGTTCTGCGCCTGATTGACCCGACCATCAAGTTGAACGAACTGCCCGTTTCTACCTGTGAAGACGGCGCTACCGCTGTCCAGTTCGTCGAGGACGTCCGCGCCGAAGCGAAGCAGGTCAAGATGTACAAAGAGGGCGACGACCTCTACCGCGAAGAGAACAAGACCCTCAACCAGTTCTGCCGCAAGTTGGAAGGCAAACTGTACACCATTGCCATGCACACGACCTTTGCCGCCGACTATGAGCGTGACTATAACCGCGCCAAGTCCAGCCTGCCCGCGCAGATTCTCAAGGCCGAGGATACCTCCAAGACTCTGACCGAGACTCTGACCGCTGCCGAAACTAAGCTGACCGCCGCCAAGGAAAAGGGCAACAAATCCACCATCGCAAAGGCGCAGAAGGCTTATGACGCCGCAAAGGTCGACTTCGACGCCAACGCCGCCCGTATTGCCAATCTGAAAGCGAAGCTGTCCAAGGCCGAAGAGGATTATAAGACCGCGAAGACCGCTGCCGAAAGCGTCCCCGCTGTCAAGACCGCTGCTTAACCAGAACTCATCCGAAGAAGGCCAGCACGATTTGATATAGAAACTAAGCTCACTGCCCCGCGCGGTGAGCCTGTTTGTGTACCAAATCACCAGCACAAAGCGAAAACCACCCGGAAAGTGTACCCTTTTGTCAACTCCGTGGAGCCGGTCTGTAATCGCGAACCGGGTTGCAAGCGGGGCGGGATGAAAAGCACTTTTTGCAAGCAATGAAAGGAACCTCCAATGTAGATTGTTTTATCTCAACGAATCCCCTTGAAAAGTGCCCTCCATCTGTGGTAGACTAAATCCATACTACATACTACTATGGATGGAGGGTCAACCTTTGGCACAAAACGAAAAAATACATGAATCCACAAAGAAACGTTTAAATGTCGTTCTCACAAAACAGGAAGGAGACCAACTCGAAAAAATCTTGCAAGACACAAACTGCGAAAACGTTACACAGTTAATCAAGAAGATAATTCGCGGCGAACTTGTTGTCTACTAAAACTAAATTATCCTTCAAACAGCGTCCAGCTCCCCAGCTGCGGCGCTATTTTTATGCCCATTTCCCATTCAAGAAAGGAAGCCACACCATGAAACCGATTCTGAAAATCCTCGCCACCATCACCCTCGTCGCTGCCACCGTTCTCGCCACCGCCTACCTCACCTACCGCACCACGATGCAGAACATTCAGGTGGAAGTCGCCCGCGATACCGTTTACCTCACCGTGTTCGGCCAGACCGACGAATATGTGATTGGAGAGTGAACTGCCATGAATGAGTTTGAGAAAGTCCTCATCACCATCCAGATGAAAAACGATTCCGAAATCGCCGAGTCCTGCTTCACCACCACGATGACCGACACAAAAGCCTACGCCCTGCTCGATGAAATCCGCGGCTGGCATACGAACATCGGGGAAGGTGTCCTGACAACGATCCGGCACATCGCAGAGGGGCATGCCTACCTCATGGGCTACCACCTGACCAACGTCGCCAGCGCTGAAATCCTGCATTGATTCCGAATATGACCCACTCCGCACCCCAGTGCCACACCGCGCCAGGGTGCTTTTTTATTTGCCAATACAATCAATAAATACTTCATGAGGTGAATTATAAATGAAAACGAAATTCCTTGTAAAAGTCCTGCTCGGTTTCATCCCCTGCGTCCTGTTCCTGGCTTTCATCAATATCACGCTGTTGGCCGCGACCTATATGCCTATCTGGGCAGCGCTGCCGCTGTTCGTTTTTGTCGTCTGCATCATGTGGAAGGAGCTGAAATAAATGCCAACCGCACCGTTTAGCAAACAGATCGTCCTCTGGGGTGATTCCCGCATCACCGCAAATATCACCGAGGCCGAAGCCTTCCACACCTGGGCCGAAAACGAAGGCATTTCCCACCGCTTTGATGTGGATATGGATAAACTCTGGCTCACCGTCTACGCCACCAGCCCCGTACAGATCGAATCCTGCAATGACTGGCAGTCCGCCCACCGCACCGGCTGCTACACCGCTTAGAAAGGAACATGAGTATGAAATTCAATGCCGTTACCCAAACCCTGCTGCATGAGAATCCCAAGGCCCTGCAATTCCTGCACTATGCCTCCGGGTTTGATTTTAATTCCCCATTCCATGTCTCCAGTGGCACGGGACGATTCACTTTCAATAGGGTCATGGCCCAGGTGTCCTCCATCATCAAAGGCCCTGTCAATGTAGCGCTGTTCGTCAAAGTGAACAACCGCTATCTGCCGCAATTATATTATGTTCCTGTGGGAAACTCCGGCTTCAAGCCTACAGAGTCCTGTCTGCGGAACACCTACTACTACAACGTAAATGAATTCAATACGCAGCGCAGCTTTGAGGAAGTCCGTAAGAATGAAACTGACCATTATTACATCGTGATCCAGTCAAAATCCTACAGCAAACCGTGGCATGAAAAGTCATTCGATTACAATGCCCGCTATGAAGTTCTCAAAACTTATCCGGGCAGTATCAACGGTACGTATTATATCTACGATCTCGATGTCATTGATAAAGGCGCTATGCCCCGCTATGTCAGTATCATACCGAATAAATTTCTTTACCCTCGTGAGCTGGAAGCCGCCGGAACCGATGTTCACAACTACATTGACAAATCCGGTTACTATATCAGCCACTTCCGCCATGAATTGCATGAGCGTCTGCGTGACTATAAAAAGAACAATGCTCGCCAGCTTGTCTTACAATCCGACTTCACGGCCACACTGCACGACCTTGATTTCAAAACGAAAGAGATCAAGCAAGCACTTGTCGCCGCAGCTGATGCCATGCAGACCTATGAGGATTGCCGCAAAGTGGAACGAACCGCCTACCAACCTTGGCTGTATGTTCCACGGTGCTAATTCCATTCGCCGCAAGATCGACGAAAAAGCGTACTGGTCTTTGGATAGCGTTCAGTATGACCTTGAATATTTCACCACGCACTATAAGGATGCCTTGAAAGAACTTGGGAAGGGAGCATGACCCATGACAACCGCACACAAATCACTCAAAATGACCATCGACGACTACGAAACCCTCAAGGCCAAGAAAAACAAGACCGACCAGGATTATATGCGCCTCAACTTTTTCGAGGAAAAATTCTACAACAAATCCGGTAAGCTCGCGAATGAATTCTGTTTCTCTCAGCTCCCGAAACTCCTGGAAGAATACGCCGATTATATCGAATCCCCTGACGCCGTCCGCGCCATTTATGCAAGGGTAGACAAACTCGACTACCACAAAGGTGAACTCGTCACGAATGATAAATGGCCGCATCGCAACCATACCGTCACGGTAAACGGAATCGATTTTGAATTCCATACAGGAATTGCCCTTGACTACAGCCGCGCCGAGTGCATCTTCAACGCCATCGACAGCGTTCTTCATGAGTGTGAGGATGCTGAAAATTACACGCTGGAAGAATTTCTGGAAGAATTTTGTTACCTTGACTCCGGTGAGTCAGCACTCCGCGGCATCAATGCCTACCACGCCATAAAAGAAAATAGCATCAAAGCCATGCAAATCTGGAAGCAGGACGAAATCGCAGACTATTGTGCAAATGTCAATTTGTAAAGGAGAACCATACCATGACTTATACCGTAAAGAAACCCCTGTCCCAGTTTGAATTCTGGTCCGGCGCTAAAGAGCGCACCGACCACTTGACCATCGAACAGCTTGACCGACTGGATGACCTGCTGTCAGAGGCAATGGAATGGAACGAAACCGACAACACCCCAAGCGACACCACAATCAACGACCTGTTCTGGTTTGAGGATGATTACATTGCCCAGCTGCTCGGCTTCAAAAACTGGGAAGCCCTTGAGCGCCACAACGCCGGTGAAGATGACGACGACACCGAAGATGACGAGGATGAGGAAGAAACCGATGAAGATGAAACTTGACCCGGTCTACCCGGAAATCGTTGCCCGCATGACCTATTTCAAGGACAAGACAAAAGACAGCTACCCCGCCTACCTCGCAAAGGTCAAAGCAAAGCATGAATATCATGACCTTTTGACCCGTGTGTCTTGGGATGTTCTGCGCTGCTGCTTTACTCCGGCACAGCTCTGCGACTGGTATGACCAGTACAACTGCAATGACACCCACATGACCACCGCTGCCCGCAAGGCATATCTTGAAGTATTCGGCAACCCGGAAAATGAGGTGATTTTAAAATGAAATGCCGCCACTTGTATCTTGACCCAAGCCGCTTGCAGGAGTTCTGCGAAAAGAATCAGATCGGCGAACAGATCGATTCCTTTGAGGGTACTCTGCTCGACGGTTTTATTGCCGCCTTCCCCGGTGGTTACATCGCCTTCTATCCCCACTACCTCAACTGCTGGTCATCTGACTACTACGTCGAATATGGTTACGGCGACGCCCGCAACGTCTGGTACAACTGGAACAAATTTATGGAACAGTACAATGCTGAAAACGAAACAGATGAAGCAATCTAGTACATAAGAAAGGAACTTCAAAATGAAAACCGCATTCACACCCTTCCACACCGACACCTTCCGCCACGACTTCCGCATCTCCCCGCTGGATGACGGGGATGACTCCTACATGAAAGACTACCGCCTGTTCCAGGCCATGGCACACGAGGCAGATGTACTTCAGTTCTATCTGGCCGATATCATGATCGATGTTTCCATCATCACCGAGGCCGAACTGGACACACGCTTTATCTGGATGGTTCGCGACATGGGAACGCACCTTGCCGTCATCGGGAAAGAAAACTGTGATGAATATGTAGATGCCGTCCGCAACTCGTGGGGCAATGTCAGGATGTACCTCATCCATAAGCGCAAACTCACCGGAGACGGCCAGACCTACACCATCCACCGTCTGACCGAAAAGAGCATTCGCCCCGTTCAAATCAAGCACCAGGACAAAATCGATATGCTGAAAGCGCTGGCCCTGTATGCCCGCAACAGCATCGACTGCATCAGAGCGAACAAAGAACTGATGAACACCGACACGAAGGAATATTTACAGGAACTCGACAAGACCATGCAAGAGCTGCCGATCCGCGACAGCAAGAAATGTACGATTGCGTGATGAAAGGAGTCTCCACACATGTTAAAGAAGCGATTCCTGTTCGCTTATTCCTGGATGTTCGGCACAACCAAAAAGGAAGCCGAGCATGTATACCGCACCGCTGACGACGGTTACATCAAGTCTGTCATTGACAGCTTTGAGCATAACGCCGCCATTACATTCTATGAGGATTGATTCCAGGAAGGAGCAACCCATGGCACGCCGCAAGCCTATCGTATTTGTCACATACAATCGTGATAAAGACTGGTATGAAATCCAGAACCGTGACCGCGAACTCATCGTTGCCTATCCGTTCAAACGCTGTGAAGCCGACATCTCACCCACCAAGCAGTACATCCACTACGCCATCGTCACAAAGCTGGCCGAACTGCAACGTCAGGGCTACGACATCAAGTTTGACCTGTAAACAATAAGGAGTCAATATGAATTATAATGACAGCAGCTAGACAGTACATATATTGTCATGACGATTTCCACCTATTGACAGAACCATGGCGACGCAGTACAATCATAGCAACGTTCACATAACATATTTCAAGGCGTGAGCGATGCTTTAAACCTTTCCCACAACACACAATTCAAGTTAATACAAAGGAGTGGTTCCTATCTTCCACTTAAAACATATCGGCGGCGAAAGCGGCCACTATGAAATCTACTACGGCAATACTTTCCTCTGCTCTGCCGACACCCTCGGCGAAGCGTGGAATGAACTGCTCTCCATCCGTGACGAATTAGTTTAATCAGTCATAACCGTTCCGGGATATTGCCGGGCGTTCTGGTCTCTTCCTTTCTTGCCGGTTCGTCCGACCACCGGGCATGGTTTGTGGTGATTCCATGTCCATCTGGTCATTATCTTCCTTTCTCCGGCGCTCTGGGTCATCCGCTCAGAGCGTCCGGCAATGTCCCGGAACCCACTTGAAATGAGGTACATATCATGAAAACCTATTCCGAATCCGATATCAAAGCAGCCATTGACGATATGATTCGCAACAACGAAGATAACATCCAATGCAGCACAGGCAGTTACGACCGCGGCTATGCCGAGGGCTTGCATGATGGTCTGGTTGACGTCCTTAACCGCTTTAACATCGACAACGATTATGAATATTACGATTGATTGAAAGGAGACCTTAAGGAGGACTGACAATGAAAACGATGACTTACACCCTCGCCTTTATCGATGGCAAGGTTTGCTATGAGTGTCTGCCCGATACGAAGGGCGCTTTCCTTTTCCATGGCGGCTGGTTCATGCCGTTCTGCGATGAGGATGATTTCTTTCAGGACAATAAGAAAGGATGTGTTCCCGCATGAGTAAATTTGATCTTGGCTGTATCAACATCACGGCAGATGTTGCCAATAAGATGGATGCCGATAAGGATTTCTGTCATTACGTAGCCGTGAGTCTTGCACGTCACGAGAACGGAGACTGGGGCGACCTTTGCGACAGTGATAAGCGTCAGAATGACGAAGCTGTCCGTACCGGCGATGATCGTATCTTTTCTGCCTACGAACCAGCCGACCACCCCGACTGGCGTATCTGGATCATCACAGAATGGGATCGCTCCGCGACAACCGTTCTCTTCCCCGACGAATACTGACATTCAATCAAGAAAGGAAATGATTTTAAATGACTACTGCTCTTACACTCGCCACTCAGAAGCCCTTCGGCAACATGACCTGCGACTTTTACAAGAATGATTCCGGTGAGTTTTATATGACCCGTGAACAGGTTGGCCAGGCATTGGAATACAAAGACCCCGCAAAGTCAATCGCAAAGATTCATGAAAGAAATCCTGATCGCTTGAATCCTTTGTCAGGGGTCGTCAGTTTGACGACCCCCGGGGGACAACAGAACATCTTTGTCTACAATTTACGCGGTACAATGGAAATCTGCCGTCTCAGCCGCCAACCCAAGGCCGATAAATTCATGGACTTCGTCTGGGATGTCATGGAGTCTCTGTACGCCGGACGCAATGTCCTTGCCACGCCTGACCAGCAGACCGCCCTTGCCCCGCAGACCATGCAGCTCATGATGGATTCCTTTTTGAAATCGCAGACCACCATGGCCCAGTACATCAACAGCACATCCTCCAACATGACCAAGCTGACCGAGACGATTGCTGCTCTTGCCAACCACGTTCTCACAATGCAGAACCAGCCCGTCGCTGTCTCCGCCCCGGTAGAACTCAAAACGAATCCCACTGCACAGGCTGATATGATTTCTGAAACCACCCGTAAGCCCGCCTCCACTCCTAAGCCCAAGCCCATTAAGCATCACGGCATCACCAGTACATGGCGGCGCAATGTCTATGACACGGTCGATAAGATCAGAACGAATCAGCCCGACAAATACCAGAAGAACACCACCGTCCTCAACGCTATCTATGAAAAGATGCGCACGGACTACGGCTTTGTCATCGATCAGGAAAAGCGCGAATACATCCGCCGCCATCCCCGCCAGACCAGCCCGGCTGTCATCACCATCATTGAGGACAACACCACCTGGAGTGAAATCTTCGACAGCATCCTCAACGATATCTACAACAGCTCCATCGTAAACTGTGTCCGCAAGAGCGATACCGCAAACGAACCGGGCGTTGTCGTCAAAAATGGCCTTGTCGAGTTCAAAGCCCCGCATCCTCAGCAGGATTCCATCACCGACAACAGCGCTGCCATCCTGGATGCTGTTGACCGTCTGGCCGAAGCCAAGGGCGATAAGTCTCCCAAACACGCCGTCGTCTACCGCATGATTTTCTCCCGCATGTCCTTTGACTGGAATAATGCCAAGGAAAAATACCGCGCAAAGTTTGGTGTCTACCCCATCAACAAGACCGAAATGGTGCGCCGGTCTGATACGATCTGCGCCAAGTTCGTAGACACCGCAGATACCCTCATTCAGAGAATGGAGAATGAAAAATGAAAACCAAAACGGAAACGATTTTAAAATATCTGCCGCAGTATGACGAAATCATGCAGGAAACAAACACTCCGTCGAGTCAGGCCACCACCTACACAACCTTCTGCGTCGGCTGGCTTTCCGGTGCCAAGGCCGCGATTGATGCCATCCTGGATGATTCCAGTATCGGTCTTATGGTTTATAACGCCATTCAGGAACAGCTTCGAGCCGAGGATGTCAAGGAACATCTTGTTGGCTTCTATTCCTATGAACTCTGTCTGAAAGAGGAAGAGGTTGAGAAAAAGCTGAAAACGGCTGCTCAGGATGGAACCATCGATGCCATCACATGCGATTTCCTCGATCACTATAACGCTGACATTCCCGAGTATGAGCAGATCGATACCGCTATCGAAAACTACTACGCTGACAAAGAGGTGTGACCTATGTCTACATTGACATTGAGAGAAACCAACATCGTTGAAACCGACCTCGATGGCATTTATGTCACAAACGGCGAAGAGCTTTATTTCGTGACCGCCGAGCATGACCAGTGGCCGCTTAACCCTCGTGAAAATGATGATAACTACTGTACTATCTGCTATGTCCGCAACCGCTACCTCGGCAGCTCCAAGTATGATAACGATATGGATTTCACCAACAGTGACAATCTCAATGATTATCTTGCCGGACTTAAAGACCGCAGAGCTGAATTTGTTTCCGTGCCGCTCTACGTCTATGTTCACAGCGGCATTACGATCAGCACCGGTTCTTTTGGTGACCCATGGGATAGCGGCTGCTTCGGCATTGCCATCTGCACCAAAGAACAGGTCATCAATGCTTTCGGCAATGACACCGACTGGCAGCGGCACGCCCAGGATATCATCGAAAGCGAAATTGAAACCTACGACAAGTTCCTCACCGGCAAGACTTATATCTACTCTATCTACTCATACGATAAAGTCACCAAAGAGTGGACGCTGGAGGATACCTGCGGCGGCTTCTACTCCAATGACGAGGATGAAATGTTCTCGTCTTATTTCGGCAATAACTATCGCATCATCGATGAAAGCGAGGTTGAACCGTATATGCGGTCGTAAAGTGAATGGTACTGTCTACAGTATGTTGTCCCCTGCCAAGCGGCAGGATTTCGTAAACCCTACAAACTTATCATTATTAACACGGAGGTAACTTATGAAAATCGCAATCGTCGGCAATCAGGTCTGTATCACTTCCAATTACAGCTACGATGAAATTGCCAAGGTCAAGCGCAATCGCCCCGAGGCGCTGAAGCTGTATCAGGGAACCGGTGAGGAACGCACCCATGTGTTTTCCGTTTCTGTCGATGCAACCGGCGGTATGAATTCCAAATTCCTTTGCTTCGGCGCAGGGGATAAGGACATCAACGGCAAAGCCATCGTCATGTTCCCGGTGCCCGCCCATGAGGACGGTAAAGCCAAGGAAGCTGTCGCTGAGTTTATCGGCCCCCGCGCTCTGTATGCCAAGAGCATTGAACAGCAGATCGATACCGCGCTGACCGAAATCAGCAACGAACAGAACTCCATCATCAACCTGATCGAAGCCTGATAACACGGCTCTGAAATTAACACACATACGAAAAGGAGATTTCATCATGACTATCAATGTTTACTGTGGTTCCGTTGCTTCCCGTCACCTCTACGAGGTTTCTGATTCCGATACCATCAAGAGCGTCATGGAGCGCTGCTCCGAGGAGCATGGTGTCGATTTCAACAAGGGCATGACCAATCTGAACGGTATGCCCCTGAAGATCATGGACATGGATAAGACCTTCGCTGATTTCGAAGTGTCCGACACCGCTTTCCTTGTGAATAGTCCTAAGAGCGATGGTGGCCGCCAGTAATCAGTGAACGGGGATCCCCGTGGAAAGGAGTGATGGGCATTGTTTAATGCAAAGCAAGCAGAACCACTGTTCAAGGATGTCCTCGAAGTACACGGGGATTATTTTTGGGATAATGATACACTCCCTGCGATCATCATGACAATGTATGCAGGCATTCTCCGTGAATGCGGCAAAAAGATGTCCCTGTATTACGATTCTGTATTAGCCAATTACAACGATCTGCCGGAGTACAGCTTCGTTCTTAGAGAACGGCGTCTTAGACAAGACGAAGAAAAATGTTTTCTCGACAATGGGTATAAGGAAAACAAAACGGTCAGCATCTATGTAAAACAGAACTTCATGGTCGATGTAAATCTTTATATCAACAAAGAGAAGAAAGTCACGATCCTTGTAATCGATCGCGCTGCGGCAGGCTATAGTGGGTTTTATCTTGCTCTAAATTCAGCTTGTTCTCTTTCGCCGATTCTGTTCCCATGGCTTGATACTGTCAGCAATGAGAACCTCAAAGTTTTAAAGGAGCTTGGTCTTCGGCACACACATTCCCTAAAAGTCAGGATGAATGCCATCATTAACGATGACAGCCTGAAAGAATGCCGTCTGCGTGAGATCACGAAGGGACTCTGCGTAAACAAATTTACGGAGCGTCTGGAACAGATCAACTATGAATACGGCAATATGAACACAAAGATCAACTCGTATTACGAACAGATACGAGCAGCACAGGCTGAACTTGAAAAGCTTTTGGAAACCAAAGAATGTCTCGAGGAACGTATTCGACGCGGCGATGAATTAGACGAAGAGATTTTTAATTATCTCATGTCTCAGAAAAACATCATGGTTGTGGATCGTGTGAACGATAAACTCCTGCTTCGTGCCTACGGCGATTTGGATTACATCGATGAATTGATGTATAGAGTTTACATCGCAAACGGGTCGAAACGCTCGAATCTTATCGACTTCTTGTCCGAGTGTTACAGAGAAAAGGATGTGCGTAAGTTCTTCAGTTATTGCTGGGGCGGTGAACCTCGCTATCACATGCAGGTATACGCTGATTTCGAGGTAAGCAACGATGCGTACATCAGTCGTGACAGTGATTACGAATGTCGGGATAAACCTGAAAATTACATCCGCGCACCACACATCATGTTGTATAACTGCTTCGGAAGTTTTCAAAATATAGTGGTCGAAGCGCAACGAAATCGTGATTTTATCGCATCGTTCAATGTGGCAGTCACCGCCGTTAGAAATCTGAATTTGACGGATGGTATCGTATGTACCGGCTTTGCGAAAATGCTTTGTGAGAATCGTAAAGACCTGCGGTTTATCCGTGATAACGAAGGGAACTTGTTCACGCTTAATGAAGTGATGGATAAGATAGCTTGGGAGGAAAACAAATGACAAATGTAAAAGATTCCGGCTTTGTGTTCGCCGGTTATAATTACCCCAAAAAGCCAGCAACGATTTTGTTTAATCCTGGGTCATGGGTAAAGATGTGCTCGCTGGTTACGGCCTGCCCGACTGAGATTGCGTGGAATGGTCTCGTAAGAAAGATCACCGACAGAAAGTACATCGTCTATGACATCCTGACCTTTAAGCAGTATGTCAACGGCGCGGCGACCACGACTGACCAGAATGAATATCAGAAGTGGCTGTTCCATGATAACGGTCTGAACGATCCCATCTATTTCCACGGTCATAGCCATGTGAATTTCCCGTCTTTCAGAAGCGGACGCGATGCGAACTATCAGGAAAGCATCGCCAGAAGCATGGGCAGAGATGATTTCTTCATCTTCCTCATCATGAATAAGCGCGGCGAAATGCACGGAACGATCGTAAACAACAAGCAGCAGTGTGTATGGGATACCGATCATGACAATCTCTGCATCGGTATAACAGGCATGTCGCTGTTTGTTAAGGATGCACTCAACAAGGTCCATCCTATGTCCGAGCTGCCGGAGCAGGCAACTGCCATCGGAGATGAATTCATCACACCGGATTCCGGCGCAGATGATGTTGACCCTGATGAGGAAATGCTCGACCAGTTTACAAAAAACGACCCGTGGGCAAGGAATGAGGTGTAAGTCATGGATCTCAGTAAGGTATCCGGATTCTTCGATCCAAAACAGGTGAAGGGCGTTTGCAATATTATCGGCGCGGGAAGTGTCGGAAGCGTAGTTGCAGAGCTGCTTGTTCGCAACGGTATTACGGTAATCAACCTTTTCGATGATGACATCATTGAACCGCACAACCTCGGAAATCAGCTTTATACCGCAAAGGATATTGGCCGTCCTAAAACCGAAGCGCTTTCGGAACGGCTCATGTCCATCAACTCTGAGTGCGAAGTGGAAACGAAAGGCAGGTATGAGAACCAGCGTCTTTCCGGATATGTGTTCCTCTGCGTAGATAACATCGAAACGCGGAAAGCAATCTGTGAGAAGAATAGCTTCAACATGAACATCAAAGCTGTGTTCGATTTCAGAACCGGCAAAACTTCCTGCGAAACCAGAGCGGCTGCATGGAATGACAGAAAAGCTGTCAACATGCTTATCTCCTCGATGGATTTCACACATGACGAAGCCAGAGAGGAAAACCCAACGACAGCCTGCGGACAGTCTATCGGTCTTATGTCTATAGTGATGCTGGTGTCTGCTATCGGCGTGGACAACTTCATCACATACATCAAGTCCGGTGACTACAAAAAATGTATCCTGATGGATGCGTTTGTAAATGGTGGGAGTGTGATTCCGATGTAATCAATATCCTATATATAGAATTTAAAATAGCCGATGTAAATTAGTTTCTGTAATGTATATTTGCGTTCGCGCAAAACTTCCGGTATTACCGAAAGTAAGTATTTGTTAAGAATTTATACTGTCACCA